CACTACAGATACAGTACATACTCACTTTAAATGATAGTAGCTAGCCAAATGATAAGCCCTAGCCAATGCAAGCGGTAGAAACATGCCGGTATTTAACTAAAATATAAACATGCCAGTAAGAAAAAAAGCACCGAAGCGCAGGAAGCCTGCTAAAAGGAACTACAGATCCGAGTACGACAAGTACCATAAGAAGCCTCGACAGAAGAAGAGGAGGGCCCAAAGAAACGCCGCAAGGCGCAAGATGACGAAAGCGGGTGTTGTACGCAAGGGTGATGGCAAGGATGTCGACCACAAAAATAGAAATACGGCCGATAATAGTAGGAAAAACTTAAGAGCGGTTAGTAAATCTAAGAATAGAAGTTTTAAGCGAAAAAAGGGTTAAATCCAGCGCACCACATCGACTTTATGGTTTTTTTTAAAACCATGGAAACCATTTGGAAACTAACATGTTGTCAAGCAACGATTTAAGGGAGAAATATGGTTTTATGGTTTTGTTTTCTTAGTCTCTCTTCTATATCCCTCTTATCTTCTTTTTATCCTACCCTCTTTTTCTTCTCTTCTCTTCTTTTACTATTAATATATATATATAAACAATATAATAATAAATAGGAATATAAGATAAGGAATTATCAACGACTTATGAAATATGGTTTTTTTTTAAGAAACCATAAACTCTTCATTTTAAACCATAATTCGCAATAATTCAAAGAAATTGCCTCCAACAGCGCGTTGGTTAAGCCGCCAAGCCACCTTTCTGACTTATTCTACTGCTAGCTTGCCTTATTAAGCAATTCTAATAAAGTGTCTCTTAGACTTTGATCTTCATTAGCCGTCGCTTCAGTGACTTTCTTTCTTAACTCGATTTCCTCGAGTTTTTTCTCCAGTAATGATTTGCTGTGTGATTCCATGTAGTCTACTAACGCTTGCCGAATAACATCGGACAAGGAAAGGTTCATGTCATGAGCAGTCTCTTTCAAGCGCTCATACATGCTGTGGTTGAATCGAACCGCACAGGTAATATCCTTAGCGGCCGTCTCGTCCTTTGAATTAATTGTCTTTTTCATATATATTTTTCCTTTTGTATCATCTTTTACACCATAGTTTATACATATGTCAACTATTGATATACAAAATATTGTGTTTATCAAACTTTTCTTTGCCCTACGACCGACGACCAATGATACTATGGCCTATGAGATGGGTAACACAACTCAACATTCGTCTTGACGACGATACGGACGGCAAGCTCTCTAAAGAGGCAGAGGATGCTGGGACAACGCGTTCTCAGATAGCTAGAGAGGCTATTCGTAGGGAGTTGGAGCGACGGGAGCGTAATAAGAAGCTCGAGCGTCAGCTAGAGATCATAGGGAAATGATAGCTGCATTTGATCCAGGGAAGGGTGGTGGTGTTGCTTACTACGATGGTGAGGATATCTACCTTGATAAATTTACAACTGAATCTGATTATCTGAAAATCATAGAAAATTTTGACCGCAAGACTCGCATATTTGTGGAAGATGTTCCCGTATTTGTTAGCTCTGCAACAAGTAATTCTTCTTCTTTTAAGCTAGGTTATAACTTTGGATTTATAATGGGTGCTTGCCGGGCTTTTGCCTTTCCGGTGGAGCTCGTATCGCCTAAGAAATGGCAGAAGGGTTTGTCGGGGATCCGTCCCAAATTGAGTTACGCTCAAAGGAAAAGGATTTTAAAGGATAATGCGATTCGTATGTATCCCGCATTGAAAGGTATTACAAATGCTACATGTGATGCTTTGTTAGTATTAAATTATGCTAAAACCGTAAAACATAATTGACTTAAAGTATTAAAATTAAGATAAACCATCGTAAATTATGTCAAATTTAGACCAACCTGAAACTCACGAAGAGGCTTATAACTGCGTGTCCGTGGATTTAAATGTAAACGACATGCTTTATGAGCAAGTTGTCGAGCTTGGCCAGGAGGTAGCTGGTGATCGAGACTTTTTTGAAGTTGGTGTTCGTCATATATTGCGAGATACTCACCTTGGTGGTAAGATTTTAGATTTAAAAAAATCAGTCGATAAATCGGAATAGGAGTCGGAGGAGACCTCCGAACCAGGTTTTATCTTTTTAAACCTTTGTTGAACACCGGTTTTTCGACCTTCCGTATATTTTTTTTATAATTTATTTGACAATGTATAACAAATGCATACGATGAAGGAATGACATTAAATATAGATCTAAATAGAATAGAAAATCAGCTTAATATAATGGAGCACACCCTTGATGGCCTAGTCGATCGAGTCGCAACTTTGGAGAAAAAGTTAAAGGAGCGTGAGGCTGTTGCCAAGAATGCGGCTTTAGCTTTTTCCGAGCGATTGAGGAAGTCGAAGTCTCTAGTATCCCATGAAGTGTCCTAAGTGTGAGAAAAGAACATCCGTCAAAGACTCTCGCCAAGGACCTGGGGCTAGTTGGAGAAGACGCCGTAGCTGTTTTACTTGCGGCCATCGGTTCACGACCCGCGAAATCGAGGGAGACTTCATCCACAACCTCATCCTCGAAAACAAAACGCTTAGAAAAAAGACCCAAGTCTTCGAAAAAGCCCTCGGAATCGATCAACATTCACTCGAAGCAGAAGTCCGCGAAGAAGTTAACGCTGGTTGATATCAAGCTAAGACAAATGGTAATGGAAGCTAAGCCGGGGAATCCTCATACATTGCAGGAGATAGCTGACTTTGTTGGTGTTAGTCGTGAGCGGATTCGTCAGATCGAGGAAGTAGCGATTAGAAAGTTAAGGTGTAAGATGCACAAGATAGCAAAAGACGACAAAATAGATTTAGAGGAGTTTCAATATTGAGCACTATAGAAGGTATGATTAGGCAGAGTACTAAGAACAAGCTTGTTCCTGAGCTTTACGATTGGCAGAAGGATCATTGCGATAATCTTACTCAAAGTATTAAGGCACATGGTGTGGCTAAGGATGGTAGTGATACCGGGACCGGGAAGACTGTGATTGCGATGGAAGTTGCGAGGCGACTTGGGCTTGAACCTTTTGTTGTTTGCCCGAAGAGTGTTATTCCCGCGTGGCAGGAATGGATGTTAAATTTTAATCAGAATATAAACTATGTAATTAATTATGAGAAGTTGCGTGGTGGTAAGACTGATTGGGGTTGGATACCCAAGCGTGGATTCTTTCGGTGGAAGACATTGGATCCCGATAAGATGTTAATTATTTTTGATGAGGATCATAGGATGAAAGGGCATAAGTCTCTAAATTCTAAGATACTCATTAGTGCCAAAGCCTTAGGGTTTCGGATACTCCTACTCGGAGCCACTAGTTGCTCAAATCCGTTGGAGATGCGGGCGATGGGTTATGCCCTCGACATGCATAGCGGTAAGGACTGGTGGAACTGGTGTCAGAAAAATGGGTGTAAGAAAGGCCGCTTCTCCCTAGAGTTCCGAAACCCTAAGCCGGTGCTAAAGAGATTTCATAAACATATCTATGAGGGGTATGGTTCCCGTATCCGGATTGCGGATTTGCCCAAGGGGACTTTTCCCGAAAATTTAATTATCCCCGATGGTTATAGTTTGGATGAGGATATAGATTCTATTTACCACAACATGGCGGCAGAGCTTGAGGCTTTACAGGAAAAGGTTGATCAGGATGAGGATGAGAATCCATTAACCGTTCAGCTAAGGGCTCGTCAGCAGATTGAGCTAATGAAGGTACCAACTTTTGTAGAGCTGGCTCATGATGCTTATGCTGAGGGAAGTAGTGTTGCTATATTTGTAAATTTCAAAGCCACTCTTGAGGCCATCGCCCAGCGTATCAGCGACCTTTGTATGGTTTCCATAATAGAGGGTGGTCAGGCGGACGATGTAAGGGAAGTGCATATAAACAGATTTCAGCGGGACGAGGCTAGGATTATTATTTGTATGATTCAAGCGGGCGGTGTTGGTATCAGCTTACATGACACTCATGGCAATCATCCAAGAGTCTCATTAATAAGTCCAGGTTTCAGTGCGATTGAGCTTAGACAGACCTTGGGTAGAATTCACAGAGCAGGCTCCAAGAGTCCCGCCATTCAGAAAATAATATTTGCAGCCGGAAGCATTGAGATGCGTGTCTGTGCAGCCGTTAAAAAGAAACTTAACCATTTAGATTTAATAAACGATGACGAACTTAATCCAATTTTTGTATAACATTGTAAAACAATTTTATATTTTGTTTGACAAAGTAAAAAAATACATGCAAGGTAGACTTTCCAAGCAGGAGGTGGATAAGCCTTGGCCTCGAGAGGGGAAATTAACCAAGCCACCTAGGCTCTAAGTAACAAATAAACCCACATAAAATATGAGATATAAAATTGACGACGAAAGTCCCGAAAAACCCGAAGAGCCGGAAGCCTCTGAAACTAACCTTTTGCTTTCTTTAAAGAATGTCGAAGACCTACCCGAAGACATGAAAGAGTTAGTGAGCATTAATGCCGCGCACCTTTCTCAGTCTCTTCAAGATGGCGCGGATAGGGCAGTTAAAGATTTGGAGACTAAAGGTGAGGACATTGATCAATTAGCGGCAATACTGACTCCTTTTGTAATGGAGTTGGCTTATCTTAAGATTAACATAGCCGCGTTATCGACTAAGGTCGCAGAGTTATCGGATGGCAAGTCCGATTGATCACCACAAATTTGGCCCGAGTACTTTAAAGCATCTGGAAATTTGTCCAGGCTTTAGGAATTCGGGGGAGACTAATCCAGCGGCTGAGGAAGGCACACTTCTTCACCATGCTACCGAGACTGAGAACTTTGAAGGTCTTACAGAAGATCAGATAGCTCTTGTTAATAAAGTCTTAGATGTAGTGCGCCCATTACGAGAGGGTGCGGATGAGGTCATTAAAGAAACAAAGCTAACCATAGATATAACATGACCCATACTCTTACTACCACTATGAGGCGCAAACAAGTGCCTGTTAAATATGTTCAACAACACGACGGAGTTTACAAAGTTAAAGGCGCAGACGGAATGCTGTACCAACTTGCCGAGTTCACTTGCGACGCCCAATTCTTAAATTTTTGCAATGCGTTCAATATTCGGGACAGCAGACGAAATAATACTATTCAAGCAGCTTAAGTTAGCTAAGTTAGTTGACTATAAGTTTGGATACGGGGCTATCGAGCCTGCGGACATTAACCCGCAGTCATTGGCCTATGCTATCGGACTCCTGCAAAGATACGAGTGGGTGGAGACTGTGGAGATATATTTTGTATGCCCAAGGCGTAACGAAGTATTATCCCACATTTTTACACGGGAAGAGGTTTTGGAAAAGGTTGCTCGGATTAGACTTATTATCGAGAGAGCAATTTCTGATAAGAAGCAGTTGAACCCCGATACCGAGGCTTGTAGATTTTGTGGGGAAAGGATTACCTGCCCCGCCCTATCTGATAAGCTCTTGCCAATCGCTAAGAAGTACGCCGACAAGGTTGATGAGTTTGAGATTTCTCTTTTAGATAAGATGGATCCCGCACTTATCGACGATCCTGCGACCATCGGACAGATGAAGATTGTGTCTATGGTGCTCGACCGTTGGACTTCAGCCGTAAATGCTAGGGCTCTAGAGCTAGCCACCGATGAGGGGTATGATATTCCAGGTTTCGATCTTAGATACCGATCACCAGCGGCAAAGATCAATGATGCACAGGACGCGTTTGATGCCTTGGAGCAACTTCTAGCACCGGAGGAATTTGTCAAAGCGTGTAAGGTCACCCTACCCGCTTTATCGAAAGCCTACGCATCTAAACTTCCACGGGGTGAGAAGAAAGATGCCCGAGCCAAAATTGAATTAGCCTTATTAAAGAGTGGAGTCATTGCCAGCGATGATGATGAGCAAGACTCAAGAACACCTTACTTAACAAAAACAAAATCATGAAATTTGTCACACCCCGCGACTTTCAACGCATATTAAGTTTTAACTAGAGTGTATAATTTTTTTATACGCTACTGAAACAAACAAACCTAAAAACCAACTAAGTTATGCCAAAAACAGCAGAAAAACCAAAAGAAACAGAAACAGAAACGAATGAAGTTGCTATCGCAACCGGCTCTTATGCACAAGGGGACTTCCAAGCCTCCGATATAATTATGCCCGAGCTTCGACTAGCCCAAGGGGCAGGAGCATGGGGTGATTGGCAAAAGGGTAAACTTGTGGTTGATAACGAGTTCGAGATAGATAAGCCGGCGATTGTAACCGTGATGAGTTATAAGAAATCGTATGTGGAGTACATCCCTTTTGGGGCTGACGAAACATCTCGATTCTTTGATACTGAAGAAGAGTTATTAGAAGCTGGTCTTAGCCTCAAGTGGGTAGACAACCAACGACCATCGGCCAACGCACTTATGGACACTATGATCTGTGTGCATGGGCCTGAAAATGCAGACCCACAACAGTTCCCATATGAATTTGAAGGTAACAACTTCATGTTCTGCGCTTGGAGAATTAAAGGTACAAGTTACGCAACAGCCGCGAAACCTATTGTGACCGCTGATAGTACCTTTCTTAAAAACAATATCCGTGGTGGAAGTTTCACTATGGAGCCTAAGAAAGTGGACGGATCAAAAGGTTCATATTGGGTGAACACTTTGAAGCGATCCGGAGCTAACTCCGAGGAGTTTCAAACATTTTTAGGGGAATTCATGTAGTTCCACTAGAATTGTAATATTAGTTATACCATAGGGGCGCTGGGGGTTTTTTCCTTTCTCTCCAGCGCCCCGCCTTTTTCCCCTAATAAAAATGACCACGAGAAGACAATTTTTAAAAGATAACTATTTCGTCATAGACTGGGAAACCTACTATGACAAAGACTGTACAATAAAAGGTACAACTACTTGGGAGTACTGTAAGCACGAACGATTTCATCCTTATCTCGTGGGATTAGCTTGGGGTGGCGGGAAAGACGAATCTTGGGCGGGTGACCCCCGAGAGTTTGATTGGGGTAGGCTCGAAGGTAGGATTGCCGTAGCCCATAATAGAGGATTCGATTATCCCGTCACCCTTAAAGCAATCGAGATGGGTCTTATGCCCGATATCGAAATCAAAGGATGGCACGATACTTCCGCAATGTCTTGTTATTTGCAGCTTGGTCGTAGTCTTCAAGATGCGATGCGGGGTGCATTTGATGAGGACATGTCAAAAGAAGTAAGAGATTACATGAAAGGTAAGACTCCCGAAGATATAAAAGCGGAAGGTAAATGGGATGATGTAGTAAATTACGCGAAACAAGATGCAGTTCTCGAGTGGAGACTGTTAGAACATTTGTACCCACAGATTCCCGAGATCGAACTTGAGCTTGAAGATTTAACAATAAGAATGGGCGAGGAGGGTGTTAAAATATGCGAGCCCACCGTCGAGGCGGGAATTGATAAACTGGAAAAGGCTTTATGGGAGGCTAAAAGAAATCTTCCTTGGTACGATCAAATCGACCCCGACACTAAAAAACCTTATGTAGTATATTCCAAGAAAGCCTTGGCATTAGAATGTCGCAAAAGAGGTATCCCTCCACCTAAGTCCCTCGCCCAGGGAGACAAGGAAACGGAGAAGTGGGTGGCTAAGTATAAAGACAAATTAAATTTTGTTGCGGATATGCAGAACTACAATCGCATCAACAAGCATCTGAAGACTTTAAAGACGATGCACGACCGTATCAACATACATGGTAGGATGCCCTACTCTTTAATGTATTTCGGTGCAGAAGTCACCGGCCGATGGAGTGGAGCTGGTGGATTTAATATGCAGAATTTACCACGGGACACAAAGTTCGGTGTTAATATCAGAAACTGCATAAAAGCACCCGATGGTCATTCATTTATTGTAAGTGACCTTAGTCAAATTGAAGCCCGTTTAATTTGGGCGTGTGTTGGCGACACTGAGTCTCTTGATCTTGTTCGCAAAGGTTACAACCCGTATGAGGCTCATGCTATAAATACTATGGGGTGGACGGGTGGTAAACTTAAAGATGAAGACCCCGATCTCTACTTGCTAGCTAAGACCCGTGTCCTTCAACTTGGATACGGTTGTGGTTGGCACAAATTTTACGAGACGGTTCAATCTTTCGGGCAATTAAAAATCTTAGAAGGCGAGTATGCCCTCGGTGATAAGAAAAGATTTACTAACTTTTTAGACTCTTATCAGAAAAAGTATTTAGCATGGTTTAATGCCGCCGACTCTATTACGAAAAAACATTGGGTAAACGCATTTATTCAAGTCATGGATTACCGTGATAAAAACCCGAAAATTGTCAAAAAATGGCGTGAGTACGATTCGGAGTATAAGTCACGAAATGATGGTGACGATATGCAAATTGAGTTGATGAATGGTCGCTTGATTAATTTCTGGAACATCCGCGAGGAAAAAGATCAGACTAAAGCGAAGCTACAAAAAGGCGGAGGCCGTAGGAGTAACTATTACGGGGCTAACTTATTTCAAAATGAAGTTCAAGCAAACGCTCGGAATCTGTTTTCGGAGCACATGATTGAAATTGATAGGCTTGGTTACAAAATCGTCATGACTGTTCACGACGAGGTTGTTGTTGAAGTTGAAAATGAAAAACTTCACCAAGCCAAAAAAGACATAAAAAGAATAATGACTACCCCTCCGACATGGTGCGATATCCCACTTGATTCGGACACCGTGATTATGGAGAGGTATACAAAGTAAAGGCGAGATATGATAATAGGATTGTGTGGTAGAAAAGGTTGCGGAAAATCATCCGTGGCAAAAGCGGGGGAGCCTTATGGTTATAATACCATGAGTTTTGCAGACCCTCTTAGAGATATGTTAAACGCATTAGGCATCCCCAAAGACATGCTTAACGACCCGAAACTTAAAGAAAATGGTACTAATTGGGTGTTCGGATATAAAACGCCAAGACAGTTACTCCAGAGTTTGGGTACGGCATGGGGTAGAGAATGTGTGTCGCAGACAATATGGATTGACCATTTAATAGAGCGTTTCCGAGGCGATGCTATGGACAATGTAATCATTGATGATGTACGCTTTAACAACGAGGCTGAGGCTATTCAAGAAGAGGGAGGAGTGATAGTAGAGGTTGTCAGGGATGAATCATACTATGCTGAAAAAGACCCCCACCCTTCTGAGCAAGGAATAGCTGAGCATTTGATTGATTATCAATTTAAAAATGTTTCATGCTATGAGAGCGATCTTGTTTTAGCAGTCGAGGCATTGATACATAAACTCGAAGTTGGAAGGATGTCTAATGTCTACTAAGTATTTTTGCATCCCTAATGTTTCCGCTCATATAGTCGAGGAAAAAGAACCTTGGAATGAGGAGATCGAGCTTCCTAAATTTGAATCTAAAGCTAAGTTTCGCCAGTGGATAGCTTTCCCGACAACTAAGTATTTATTGTACTGCGGTTCCGAAGGTGTCGACCCTAGCCAACGGGTTACTTCTCAGAACCCTCCGATGTACCTACACTCAGTGACCGCTGATTGGGATGCCAAGTTAAGTGATGATGAGTTCACGGATGTAATGAAACGGATGATCGATTTACAATACCCGTGTACCCGCGTCTCACGATCTTATTCCGGTGGTGTTCACGCTACATGGGAATTTGAAAAACCAATTATGCTTCACGGATCTAAAGCCACTAAGAGGTTGCTTCAAAGGATCTCAGCCGAGCTAGAACTTGATAAGCTGTGTCGTGGTTTTGATAAACCGGCATTTTCCAACCCTCATACTTACTATAATCTAGGCATTGATTGGAAGAAGGTTAGCGATATCAAAATCCCTTCAAGTACCTTACATTATTGGCAATACGAAACTAGTCGGGCGGATGACTTTGACGGTCGTGGAACTATTATACCTCTAGACCTCGTCTATGAAGAAGTTAAAAAACAGTTTCCAAATTTATGGAATGGGGCTTTTCAAGAAGGCTCACGGGGTATTTGGTTTTGGGGGCCAGGAGCTAACCCCAATTGGAACCCCACCGCGTGTATAGTAAGAGCTGAAGGGATGCAGTGTTTTTCTGCCGACAAACCATTCTATACTTGGGCTGATATATTAGGATCCCGTTTTGTGTCTCAGTTTGAAATCGGTAGGATCGGTCAGTGTATTGAAAAGTATTGGTACGATGGTAAGAATTACCACATTGAGCAAGACACCGGTAACTTTATAACGGCCGCTAAAGAAGAAGCGTTTTTAGATCTTCAAGCTCGTCATAATTTAAGTAATCAGAGGCTGCGTGGTGATGTTTTATCCGAAGCGAATAAAGCATTGCATCAAGTGCAAACGGTTAAGCGTGTTGAATCCGCAGTACCTTTTGTATTTGATAAAAATGTAATAGTTAACTTTGAAGGTAAGCGTTACTTTAACACTTCTCGAATTGCACCACTACATCCCGTTGAAAAATCTAAAAAGTGGGGTGAAGACTTTCCTTTTATAGCCGAGTGGGCTGAAGGTATGTTCGGGAAAGAACAACTCCCTTGGGAGCAGTCTTGGTTGGCATACGCATATCAAGGTTTTTTAAAAGGCATACCAAAGAAAGGCCACTGCCACATTCTGGTAGGCCCGAGCAACTGCGGTAAGACTATGTGGAACACGAAACTGCTGGCTTCAATTTTTGGCGGCCATATTAAGTGTTCAGAATACTTAGTAGGCAGAACCGAGTTCAATGACCATCTTTTTGAAAGTGGTTTATGGACTGTGGATGACGAGGCTGGAGCTAGTGGTGAGTCACATGTTAAATTCTCATCGAAGATTAAGGAGTTTGTAGCCAACGATACCTTTGTTGTTAATGCAAAATTCAAAAAATCAGGTCGTGTGTTTTGGTGTGGTAGGTTGAGTATCACATGTAATAACGATCCAATGTCGATGCGTATGTTGCCCGACTTAGATATGTCGACCCGCGATAAGTTGATGGTGTTTAACTGTGAAAAATTTACAGGTTTTTACGAAGGTTGGCTTGATGTCATGTTAAAAGAGTTACCCCACTTCTGTGCTTGGTTACGCGATTATAAAGTTCCCGAAGAGCACAAAGACTTTAGGTTTGGAGTAAAAGCGTATTTGTCACCTGTGATTGAAGCTCTTTCTCACGCTGACGGCAGGTATTCTCATATTGTAGAACTTTTGGAAATATTTAGAGATTCTCAACTTGAGAAAGGGGAAGAGTGGGTTGGCACCTGTTCCGAACTTTTGAAGCATCTGAGTAAGGTGACAGGCGTTGAGATACTACTTCGTGATGTGAACCCTAAGAAATTGGGTTGGGGTTTAAAGCACATGGTTTCCAAGGGTCTTCCTTGGTTAAAAAGGGATGATAAAAAAGGTGTGTATAGATGGATTATAAAACGGGAATAAATTCCGAGCGAGGTACAGCGGGGGAACTGCGTTTTTGTTTTGAAGCTTACAATAGGGGTTTGTGTCCTTGTGTTCCATGGGGCGACCCCGCTTGTTTTGACATTGTTATCATCAATAAAAAAACCGGAAAGCCTATTATCACTCAAGTTAGAACGGGGAGTAAGCTAGACCACGGATTATCTGAAGAGTCTATTCGATATCAAGCAAAGGCGACATGTATGGGCGACCGTGTACATCTTCGAGATACTAATGTGCAGTATTTAGTGATTTACATAGCCGAGCTAGATGCTTGGTATATGGTACCCGTTAAAGATATAAGTGCTACTATTGTACATGTGTACCCACACAAAAGAAATTCAAGAGGCCAGTACGAAAAATTTAGAGACCGTTGGAAATACTTCGGTTTTTCTTCGGACGACCAGGTCCTTCTGAATTAAACAAACCCGCCTTCCTAAGTCTCGACCTGATAGACTCTTCGGACACTCCTAGCAATTGTGCGATTATACAAGGAGCATAACCTTGCTCAAATCTTGCTATAATAAAATTAGAATATTGCTTAAGTCTCCTTCGAATTCGTTTCTGATCTTCGACATCAAGGTAATTTTTTTCCTCTACCTTTACTTCATTGGGTAGAACCCCAAATGAGTTTTGAACAAAATCTTTAGTTAAGCCGAGCTCTTCAAGCATCTTCTACCGCGTTGATTTTTATTATCCTAGCCGGGAACTCGACTTGACCAATGGTTTCTACTTCAAAAGTGTCGTCTTTAAATGTCACATTTATTTTACACTCGACATTAGCCGTAGAATCATTTTCATAGGCGGCAAGTTTCAGCTCAGGTATCAACTCATCCACAAGAGCTTCTACACTTTCACCAATCGTTTTAATTAAAGGCTTTTCTAATTCTCCACTATTTTTTAACCAATCCATAAGTTCAAAAGAGGGTCACGCATTTCCAATATAAATATCACATTTTTGTAAAGCATTGTCAATCAACTGCCTGGTAGGGTATCCAAGTGGCTAAAGGATGCGGACTGTAAATTTTAGCAAAAACCACAACATGTGGTAGTTATCCGCACCACTACTGGCTTTTAAATGACACTTACACAATATGTGGTGTTTAAACATCAACATAAAAGGGTCAAAAAAAGGTACAACATGAAGTATACAACGAAACGCGGTAATCGCGTATATAAAAGAAATCAAAGTTCTAAAAACTGGACTTACAGAATAGTTAGAGATAAAAAAACTCTGTATTTTAATTTAGGAAAAGATTTAAACATTGCTAAAGAGATGGCTGATGAGATCGATGCCTACTTAGTTTTTAATACGGTGTCCGAAACCTTATTAAAATATTCACCACAAAAACAACAAGGTAAACCCGCTCCAACACCTAAGCCCGACGACCGAATACAGCCGACCTTAGGGTTGATTGTCGACATGCTTAAGGAAAATAAAAATTTAGTCGGTATAAGCGATCGTACGGTTCAGTGTTATCGTAGAGGTTTATATAGAGTCACAGGTTTATCGGACGAAGAAGCGATGGGACTGCCTTTAAAGAAGTTGACTAAGAAGATGCTTCGTGAAGAAAAAAAGCGTAGGGTCGAGGGTATTAAAGATTTAGTTACCCTAGGTGAGAAGAAAAGATCATATAATACTCTTCTTAGAAATGCTAAATCGGTATTTTCCGAGACCGCTATGGCATATTATCCTGAGAGCTGGAGTTTTGAAGGTCTTAGTTACCTAAAGAAAGAGATATTTTTCAACCGAGTTAAGAAGGATTATACATTACCGGAGACATCGTTAATCGAAGATACTTTTAAATTAATGAATGAAGTGGACGGTGATCATTTTGTAATCATGGCTTTAGCCTTGCATTTTGGTATGAGGCGGAAAGAGATCTTTTTTGCTAAGCGGAACTGGTTAGATATTGACGACGATCGCTGTGCTATCTGTATTAAATCCGAAGGTAAGTTTAAACCGAAAGGAGGTATGGATGGTTACACGGCAGGTAGTGCCGCGTGGGGTTCAAAGATTTTAGATAAATCAGAGGGGTTTGATTATCTTGTAACGGATCGTGCTAGGACTGCCGAAAAAACGATGAAAGTTGTCACTGACTCTTTAAGAGATATCGGCTGGACACGACAAAGCCCTTTGCACGAGTTAAGAAAGCTATACGGATCTTATCTAGCAACAACTAAGGGCTTGTATGTAGCCCAGAGTTATCTAAGACACACAAGCCCTCAAGTTACTTCAAAATACTACGCCAAATTAATGCCAAGCAAAGATATGCTGGCATTGTGGGTAGCTTAAGAAATTACAAGCTCGGAATTCGTCACATCGCAAGGGGAATATCCCGCCGCGTTGTAAGAAAATGCTGCGTAATAGTAGCTCCCAGCCGTTACACCAGTTTCAGTAACGGAACCATTTGCCGCGACAGTAGCCGGGTCGGTAATATCCGAGCCTACTTGAGAAACAGTGCTATCCGTTAAGTCGGCTGCCGTGTTGGCACCTCTAATTTTTTCATCTGGAATAAAATCGCCACATGATGGAACGGATGAGCCCGCTGATACGGATTTTTTTAAGATTACGATGCCCGTGATATTAGATGTATCCGCGGGAGCTGTCCAATTTAATAGTACATTTGCCATGATTTGAATATATTTGAGTTTAAGGTTAGTTTAAAGCGGTTGTAATATCTGCTGGCGAATCAGTTGGTCTTTAGGTGTATGATATATGGTAACCTTCTGCCGCTAGTTCACTTATGAACCAACTCGGAAGAGCCTCTCCATATGTGTAGGGTCTTTGATCGGTGATTTCGTAAATAAAAAATTTCTGATTATTATAAGACCCACTCCCGAAAGAAGCATAAAGATACTTCTTAGTGTCTTGTCCGTTGCTAATAGTTTCAAATCTAAATAAACCAGCATCTGCATCGTTTGAGGATGTATCTGTACCCGATTTTCTATAGATGATAGCCCCGTGTGTAGTTGAATAACCCGACGGTACTGTTCCTACAATGGTAAGACCTGCAGTATTACCGTGATCCACTATGCCTTGTAACCAACCAATTGATGAAGGGTTATTTTCGTAATTATCCCAATTATAGTTACCCGCGAAATTTTGACCGGCTGCTGCTCCCTGGTCTAAAACATCGAATGTGTCGAGTAAGGCGGTTTCCGGTACAACCCTAAATCTTGGGGTTATTGACCCAACACTAGATGTAGAGAACCCGTGGTCACCCAATTCGTTGAAAGTATAACTGCCTGTGTTCGAAGGAGCGAGTCGGCCCATTATTGAAAGTAAATTTTCGCTATCGTTTTGTTTTCTGAGATAAAACATACTGGTCGTGTCATTTGTAAAAGTAACCGTCTGACCTTGTATAATATAAATATAGGTTCCACCATTCATCGGGGTATCGCCATTTTTCTTTATACGGCCATATCCTTGTATGTAACGAAGCTCGGGCGTAGTTGAGGTAAAAGCACCATTATAAGTAAGCTCGACATTATCGGGGTATAAGCCCGTACTACTGTCGTTGTCATCCAGGTCTACATCAGCATAGTGACCATCCTCATCGGCGTCGAGAAGGGTACTTAAACCGGAAGGAGCTTCAGGGTTTGTAGCGGTGTAGGAAATAGTTACATCCTGATAGGCACCATTTAAGTAGTTTGAAGCTGTAATATTCCAACCCGCGAGAAAGTTAGTCGTAGTTGCAAGGCTATCCCCACCACTTTGACTCCAGATAACTACATTCGTCCCTAGACCATCATCCCAGGTAGCGGTGGTTGCCGTAATTTCTAACACCCCTTGACCCGTGTACATTTCATAAAACCCGTTTATAATTCCCCCAGGTATTGGATAAAGTAAGTCTGAAAAAGAATCCGCCGAAGATTGAGACCCCGGAGAAGTTGTGGTAATTAAATCAGTCGGTCCGAAAGTTGGAGCTAATATTTCTTCAACAGAAGTTAAATTAATAGGGCTGTGCGATGGGTTTGCAATGGTGCTTAAATCCGAAGGTGTTTCACTAGGACTTGCGGTGGTGCTTAAATCCGAAGGAGCTTCATTAGGGCTCGCCGTTGTCCCCAAAGCAGAAGGAGCTTCATTAGGGCTCGCGACGGTTCCTAAATCGGATGGCCCACTCGCTGGGGCGGTTGCTTGTTCTGTGGATGTTAAATCGGTAGGAGCACTGTTTGCATCGGGTGCAACATTTACCGAATTATCATTGTCATCGAGGTCGACATCAGCATAAAACCCATCTTCGTCCATATCGACTTTGAGAGTAAGTGATGTCGGCCCTTGATTATTGGTTGGTTTACGGCCATATTCAAACCCAGTTACGATCTGAGCATAATTAAATTCAATACCATTTATAGCCACCCCTACAGGTGCCACCGTACCGGCGTGAGTGCTACCATTGTCCGGCATATAATAAGTCACGGAATTATAAGTCATTGTATGACCTGTTCCAGTTCCACCGTTTTGAGAATCGTAATACTTAGACTCCGCTTCAGTTAAAAATAATGGGTAAACAAAAACACCCGTATCAATCCCATATTTCGGCGCTACCTCAAGTGTGGGGATTATATTAGTTGGCCCTTCTACCGGTGCGGCTGCAACATAAACGGCTGTTAAATCAGTTGGAGCCCCGTCTACCGTAGGAACTAAAGAAAGACTAGCATGAGCACAAGGTGAGAAGCCTGTAACATTTTTAGAAAACACACCGTAACTATAGTGGTTTGAATCAACTATACCTAGATCATCATAATTATTTGAGTCGGCAGCTAAATTTTCAACAACTAAAACCCCGTCACTAAGGATTATATTACAATCGGATGTTTCCCCCGCATATCTATAAATTGATATCGAATCTACTATTGATTTGTCTATGGGAGGTTCCCAGTTAATTCTTATGTCAGCCATATTTTAAATATAGTTTAGAGTTAATCCTAGGTAAGCGTTTGTAATTGAACATCTGTAGGTTGAGACTTTGAATTACTGTTAAAATCTAAATTCGATACCGTCGCGTTTGATGGTTCTATATCCAATCTTAAATTAATTAATTTTGCATTAAAAGGGCTCGATCTGTGGGTGAACGATTTATCCTCGGCTTTAAGGCTAGACGGAGGGTTGGCATCTAAAGCCGCTCTTAGTTTATCATAATCGTAACTCTTTAACCCCGACACAGGTGGTGGGTTTGTTAAATATGTAAGATCTCGTGGAGCTTTTTCAGGCCCAATAGCTGGGCATATTGCAAAACTAACAACATCTACGGTATATTTGCCCGGCCTAGCCCACCAATAATAACCCGTAACATCTCTACCTTCTTCGTCTCGTACAATGATTAAATCATTCTCACTAGACACAAGCTCGGGTGTTCCAGCATGAGTGCAAATTACAACATAATTAATAGATGTTTGTACACCAGCTTCTATTTTACGAGGAAGCCCGAGTAATATTTCTATATTCTCGTTAACTTCCGCTTTAGTAATTAATTCACTCATTAAAAAGACTTTCCAAAAAGGTGCCCTATTGACATTTCCCTAAGTGCCCACGGGTAGTTGTTATGAGTAGCTACGAATAATTTAAATTTAAACCGACGACCTCGAAGATTCATAAATACTTTCATATGCTCTTGGATAAGCCCTTTATATTGACCCTTAACCAACCCGTCGTCCGATTTACCATAACCCCACAAGTGACCCGTGGAGTTTTTATGAAAAGAAAGATCTATTCGGTGCAACTGTTTTTCATTATGCTCGTCACCCAAGTGAACCCAGTTTGTTTCTATAATAGAAAGGTACGAGTTTCTAAAATATAATGGATCTGTAATGTATGCTTCGCCGGTCATTGGCTCGTGGAAAGGAGCCTGCAAAGCTTTACCTCTGTACGCAAAAGCCCCGTCCGTTTCGGAACCAACTATACCGTGTTCATCTATACCGAGTGGGTACTCGATATCCCACCATAAATCATCAGGTGCTTTAGAAAACACCTGATCGTTTATTTCTTTTATGTTAGATTCCAGGAGCTCATTTGACTCATTAACTCCATACATATTACCCGCTTTTTGATCGGAAGTTATAGTTGTTAAATTGTGTTGAGATATAGGCCCGGCAAGTGAGCTATTGTTCTCGCTAAAAATATATCCTTTATATTTAGGAGGTCTTGCCCAACCTAAAAAGTCGGGTCTTTTACCTTCGACTAATATTTCCTTAGTTGTTTGAGCTGTTATATCTTCGATCATACCCCGTCCTCCGATAATTCAAAAGCTAATCTTACTAAGTCCATATCAATTTCAGCCGAGTTAGCCTCTAACTCTAAAGCTTGAATTAGGGGGCTCTTTGTTGAGTAAAATGTATCTACTTCTTTTTGACCGTGTTGGTTAAATACTTTTCTATTGTCCGTACTTACGGTTTCAAGAGTTGTGTTATTTATCCCGGCTTCTACATCTTGTGCGGCGTGAACCATTTCGTGTCTAAATGATTCCGTAAATTGTTCTAATGGTTTGTTTACTCCATCAGCGGGTAATGTATGCCCGTGTACCATGATTAAACCTTTTTCACCACCCATAGCTATTAATACTTGGTTTTGCAAACCACTAACCGACGACGGACCTGGGCCGTAAAAAGCATGAGCGTCTGTAGCTGATGGATTACCGATCCAGACAGGTATGCCCCATTCTTCAGATTGGTCGAATAATTCGTGAAGCTCATCTCTGAGATCATCACGGTCAAAGTAATCTATTAAACAGTCTAAAGTTTCTTTAGTTAGCCTACCCGCCCTTAAATAAAATGTATTAAATACTACAAAGTTTTCCGTTATATCTTCTAAAGGGCAAGAAGCTGGTGCACTTGTATCAGGATCGGGACAGCTCATTTTAACAGTCCACCGAGTTTTTTCTCCAGGTGCGTATACTTTGATTTTGGCTATCGCATTTCTGCTTTTCTTATTAAATCTAAAAATACCACCACTTTCTTCCCAGTCGATAATTTCTTCTCCCTCGGCTTCGCCCATTCGAGATGCACCTACGGCTGGGTTTTTACTTAAGAAACCTGTGTCGATTACCTCTTCCCCATCAAATTCCACTACAAACCTGTCGGGATCTACAATTGGATCTACTTCTAAAGTTACCTCACCGGTTTCAGGGCCGAGATCAAATTCTATTACATGCGGTTCTGGGTAACTTTTACCACCCGAATGGACAACCTCGCCAGACCCACAAGGTTCAGCCATAACAGGGTCACCGGGTATTGTGGGTTCTTCTGGTGGTTGAACTTTTACTGGATCTGGTTCGGGGTTTGGCTCGGGGTGTTCTAAAATAATAGGATCGGAATTTGGCACATCCTCGTCAGCGGGACATATAAAATCATCCTCTTCGATTATAGTTTTGTTGTTAGCTTTTTTCCAAGCTAAGTGTTCCCTGGATTCTACATATACGATATAAGATCCCGAGAAAGGGTCGTACACACCAAATGAGTTTTCTAAATTCTGTGGTAGCTCGTGCTCCCACGCACCTTTGGATTTATAAGATGCTTGGTCACGATCTGTGTTTTCATTTTTCTCATCTTGCCCACGCTTTGAGCTTTCATCCTTATAAATTGATTTGTCATGACCGAGCCAAAAAGGACTGGATCCACAAGCTCGATTTACAACTGCATTTGTTACGGCGGCACTAAATACCGACGATGGTTTTTGTTCTACTCTGTAACCCGTTTCAGCTTGGTCGGGTTTAGGTTCATAAAGAATATGGCATCCGTCATCCGTATGAACTACTACCTGATTATTAAGTACGGAAAGCCCCGTTATGATAGTAGCGTTCGACATGAGGATGTCTACCTTGCTGATATCATTATTTGAATAAGGAGAGTCTCTAAATGGAGTTGTTAGACCCGCGGGTTCCGATACATAAACCGTCAACGGTTCAAGACACGACCCAGCTGCAAAAATAGTTTTATTCGGCCCAACTACGAAATATTTACATCTTTTAAAAACAGACCACTCTAAGCTGTATATACGACCGTCATATGCTACTTTCTGCTCTTCCTCTCTCGGCGGCCCTTTACCTACGGCCAACGGGTCAGTGGAACCCTCTCCGATCATTAAAGTTCTATTCCCTATTGAGTTAAAATAGGCTTTTCTTTGATCCATCTCCCCGCTTGACTTGTAAACTTCTACATCATCCTCAAGCTCACCTAAAACCGTGTTTGGTTCGGGCATAAAATGGATGTCGTGGACTTCACTATGTCTGGATGCAAAAATAAAGGCGTTACCATTCTTATCAGCGGAAGATGTTACGGCTAAGTTTTTGTCCGTGGATAGTAGTGTAGAATCTACATCTCCTACTTTTTTCCACACGGGACCGCTGCTCACGCCCCCCGGCCCTTGGGGCAAGCAACCCTCGACAACGCGAAGGGAACCGCGATCGGCGTCATCACGATGAGCCTCGATCCCGGTGAAGTTTGGAATCCGGAAGTACCTCACCCTTCTTTTTTACCGTCTTTACCGTAAGGAAACAACCGGTTGAGTTTTTCTTGGCGCCTTTTACAACCTCCACACTGTTTTATTCCTAGCTTTTCCGTTACTTTTTTAACGGTATCACCTAAGCCTTTGCTTTTGTTATCAGGTTGAATTTTCTGTAATTCTAAACCTTTAGTCACTAATTCTCGCTGCAATGCTTTCTCTTTATGCGTACAAAAGTCCTTAGATTTTCTATTAGAGACCATAGAACGCTTAATATTCATAATTTCTTTAGCTAATTCTTCTTTAGTTTTCATAATAATTTAAGATATTTCATAGTAGTCGCTAATGCTGGGGTCTCTGCCCACATATGTGAAAATATTATTATTAGGATTTTGATACGGAAGCTGCCATGTTATCCCACTTTCAAGAACCCAACCGGTAAGTTCTGTGTAATATAAAAAGTAATTCACGCTGGGCCATTCGTCGGTATCCGAGATATAACCACAGAGCTCTTTATCCCAGGGCAGAGTGAAGGTGTAATCCAGGTAATGATCACCAGTAACCATGTAGTCCCACCCGTAACGACTTATTACTACACTTTCCTGCCCGTTCCATTTAAAATCTTCTTCTGGGTGGCAGCTACAATCGGGATCGTATGGGTTATTTTCGCAATAGTTAGGGTCGCAATCAAAAGAAGAGCCTGGCGTAAATATACTTTCCAAAGAAGCTGAAACATTAGGCGAGTCTACCCATCTATCAGTAGGCGGGGGTGTTCCCATTTGATATGGGATATGCAAACATTCCTGCGAATCTGGAGGCCCACCCATAGCTGGGTTTCCATTTATGTCAGTAGCTAAGACGGTGTTGTAGAGAGTAGGATATGGGGGTATTGTTACGCAATAAAGAGGTGTACAATTAGTACATTTCCCGCACGGGGTATCGGGGCACTTTAAAGTACCATCGCTTTCACAGCAGTCAGCTGAATTGGGTAAACTATATGTAGCCATCTAAGTCGAGCTTCCTGAAAGAATCGTGTAGCCAGCTGGCGTAACCTTATTACCGTCTACAGACGGATCCGTAGTTGTCATCACCGTAATATTATCAGGCTGACCGCTCGCATTACATACCTGTAGAGTATGCATCCAGTATGGTTGGAGATTAAAACAATGGTTAAAAGAATAATTTGCGGTGTCCCCCGCGCCAGAAAGAACTCCGCAGTCAATAGTATAATTCTTGAAAGGTATCTGCGTTTTTAAGCACAGTATGTTTGCGGTAGAGTTTATACTTACAGTTGATGAACCGGTTGCGTCATCGTCCAGGACATGTATTGTGTCATTATTAACTGGGCATTTAGACAGTTGGGGTATAAACAAGTCAACGCTTGAAGGGTCTGATTCTACAAACTCAGTTGTCGCTTTTGTTATAGTTTTTTCGGCACCTGCATTTTTTAATTGTATGGTCTTAAAAGTCGGCCCGCTGGTGTTGGCTAGTTCTTTGGTTGCGGATTCAGCTCCAATAGTTATGCCGGTTATATTTGGTCCGGTTATATCTGAATCAGTAGTCGTGCCTGGGTTTTCAAAAGATAAAGATTGGATATCTATATCTACGGTTATCTCTTTTTTTTCCTCATCTAAACCTACAGCCGCATGTCTGTCTACAATAGTTACTGTTGCATCTTCTGGATCAGTGCCATCTTCGATTGCTACTTTAGAACTTGTACAACCATCTATATAGCCAGTGTCTATAGATGTGCCATCATTAGTTGTTAATTGAGTACTTGTAACATCTCCTAAATCACCGTTTGGATCATCATCATATTCGACTTCCAATAGATCCATTCTTTGAGCAGCTTGCGGGACTGGGCTACCTACATTTACCGAACTGCTTTGAATTGGGTATGGAGTACTACCGCCACCCGTTTCATCTTCGAGCTTAAAACTTTCAATAGTTATGTAATCGTCATCTAAAGGCTCAAGCTCTACATCTACATGGTTTATCTCGTATTCATCTTTAGGCTTTGTTTCCGTATTTATTACATCTGCAACATTACGGTTTAGAGGAGTTGGTGGTGTAGGTGGAGTGTCATCCTCTACTTTAGTACCGTTTATCTTTTTAGTATCTGCGGGCTTAGTGTATTCGGAAGTTGCCTCTAGTTTTGACGATTTAAATATAACACCTGGTTCGGTTCCTTCATCTTCTATTTCTAAAGTGTTTAAATCATCTTCTACCGGTGTTTCACTAAGATTAACAGTTCCCGATTGAAGTTGAAAATCGTTATTAGATGTAGGCCCCGTTTCTACTTTAACTGTCTGACACTCTGTTGATTCTAAACTTGCGCTAGTTGTACTTACTGAAAGGTTTTTAGCGGTGAATTCTAAGTCATGTAAATATTTTTTTAAAGTATAGGTTTTAGGAATTAATTTTAACTTTTTAAGTTCTTCAAAATGAATTTCTTTAATATCTTCATTTTTAATAGTTACATCATACTCTTCGCTTAAAGTTATGTTAGCTTCTTCGGGAGTAAGTTTCTTTTTATGACCAGTCCAACCAATGTAAACGCTAGATCGATCTAGCTTATACATTCTTTGATAATCGAGGACTATTTTAGTTAAATAAGGCGTTAAAGTAAGTTTGTTACCATTATTGAAGTAGATGGTATCCGTTCTCTTATACAGTTGTTTTTTGTTATCAGAAACTACGATATTGTAGTCTAGGGATGTAAATGTTACGGTAGATTTTGTAGCGTTTAAAAACTGCTTACTTCCTTTTATATAAAGCTGTTTACCTTTGTATTCATAAACCTTATCAACCTGAACAATGTCTTTTGTTGTACCTTTAACCTTAAACTGGTTTGTACTGTTCGTAACCGTGACTCTTTCTTTCTCACCAGATAAAACTAACTCTTTAGTACCCGTTATAGGGGAGTAATAAGCAGTACCCGCTTCCAGTGTTAGTTGAGATGGTTTTTTCTTACCTTGAGCATCCACTGTTGCATAGGCCGCTGAAACGGTGGTAGGTATGTATCCCGGTTCTAAAGGTATAGTTTTACCATTTATTTTTAAAGTAGATGGGGTTTCTACAACTTCGTAAACTTTTTTAGTTTCTTTAAAAGTTTCTTTAGTAATTTTAAGCTGACCCGTTTGTTTAACTACGAAACAACCTCCGCAGTCAGAACCCGTCGAAGTTTCGAAAACGGGTGTGTTTGTAATATCGGGACTTCCTTGAGATTCGGATATTACTACCTCAAACTCACCATCGGGAGTAGGTGTTCCTGAATCTATTTCTATATTGGATATTTCAGAAACCACATTTTTTGGTGATCCAGAGGATGTGAAATCACCATTTGAAAATGCTAAACTATTTATACCCGTAATTATATTTTGAGGACTTCCGTCATTTTCCTGATCACCGTCCTTTTGATCTTTTTTAGTAAGGCTTGTTAAAAATCTAAGAGTACTGCTATCGACAGTACCGCCCGCGAATTCCTCGGCAGTTTCTGCTAAATCGGACTTTGATAAAAGTTCTACATAGCCATCGTCTACATATTTACACTTAGCTTCTAACTGAAGTCCAGTTACTACATTAATTGGAGATTTGGTATCTGTGTCTTTTAGTTGAGGAGCTGCAAAATTAAAAGTCTCGTCAAATTCACATTCGGGATCTGGTTGTTGTGCATCCTCTTCAGGTATTTCGGTCCAAAGATCTGCATTATTTGCATCATCCGGAAAGTTACCCTGACTGATGTCTGAAGCTTGGTAAAATTTACCATTATAACCAACAATCTCACCCCCGTTGTATAGTGTGTTAGAATCCCAATCGGGTGGTGGTACGGGGTCGCAAGGGGCCAGCGTAATCGCGTACATGTCAAAAGGTTGAGGAGTACCCGTATTACCGATGGAAACTGTTACCGTAGGCATATTAAAAGGAGCTCCGTCTTTTACAAAATTACCCGGTGTGGTGTCTATATTGTAAGACTTAAATTCCTGAGGCCCGTTAATATCAGCTTGTTGCTCAATATCAATTTTTGCAGTACCAAATACACACGGATCTTGAGTGTCCTGAGGTAAATCAGCTTCATCTACTTCTTCCCAGTATTCCTCACCAATAGGATCGTCGGGAGGGTCGTCTATTGTGACTTCTTTTGCTCTATAATACTTCCCCGCATAGCTTACATAATCACCTGCCTCATACCTGATTGATCCCGTATAAAGAGCTGGTATTATAGGTGTTAAAACCTTATCACAGTCTAAATCAACGATAGTTGTATTTGGTGTATAATGCTCAATTGTTTTAGCCGTACCAGGGGTTACAACTATATCCAAAGACCGAGCTTTAAAATTAGCATTAGTTTCGGAGTCATCCGAATCAACTATTTTTACTTTTGGTATTGTGAGTTCTACTTGATTTGGGCAATCTTCTTTTTTAGTTAAATCTTCCTCATCTATTTCTATCCAATCGGGAAACTCACCCCCAAGACCTTCGCCCGGCGGGCTGGCGTCATTTACAGATCTCGATTTATAATACTTACCGTTGTATTCAACTTCATCGCCAATATTATACTCGACTAATACATCCCACATATCGGGGATTACGGTAACTTCTGGGCAGGGTTCTGGTTCTTCTAAATAAAGCTCGGTTACTTTAAAAGTATTAGTATCTCCGTCAGTTATATTAATTAGAGAGCTTGATATTGGAGAAGAACCCCCATCATTTGGGTAAGTCTCAGTCCATATCACAAGCTCGTGCAAAATTCTCTCTCCGCGTTGATCGGTAATAGCTGCTGGCGGGTCTAGCTTATCTTCAGCCTGAAACCCGGTTCCTCCAGTTTTATCGACCTTAGCAACATAGCAATAGTAATTACAAGGCTGGCAATTAAGAACCATTAAATCGCCATGCGTGATCGCTCTATTTTGGTGATTCTGATGCTCTTTTATAACCTTAAGAAAAACAGCTCTAGCTTCCTCTCTGCTCTTAGGCAGATCAACTTCATAATCTGCTACATCAATAAAGTGGACAATCATCTGACGATCACCAGCTTCATTTTCAAAGACGGTAAAATTACTCATAGCGTCTTCGGGTGGAGTCAGATCGATCTCCATACCGTCAATACGCTCTTCAAGTTCTCTGAGAGCCTGTTGTAAATCTTCGTTTGTCATTAAAAATAGGTTACTTCGACTTTCCAGATTTTTAATTTATTATGGAAAAATATAGGTGTAACTTTAAAATTCGAAGGTGTTGCTGTAACCCTAGTGTTCCAAATTGTAGAATCCCAAGTAATATGACCCGCGGCTAACTGAATAGGCTCACCTTGAAAACACGGATGATTCATTGTATCTAAAGTATCATCAGCTTGCCAATGAAACTTCCAAGATCGATCGGTCATGTCGGAATGAGGCTCGGTTAACCAATCTTGATCAGAACAAGCACTTCCGTAACAGGCGACTTGTTGGTAATCTACGGAATTACCAAATTGAAGACCTATTATTTTGTATTTTGTAGGCCACATCATACGAACCCCAGTGGAACCGCCCTTACCTCCGCCACCGCTTACGGTTTTATACATAGCGGCATTTTTAAATGACTGTCTAAATGTAGCCGTAGCATTACTTCCATTAATACCGATGATTTTTACATCCATAGACACTGATCCGGAGTTCTTTGTGTAAGAAGAGCTCTGAATTGGTACCTGTTCCTGAACTGTAAAATAAGTAAATACCGCAGAACCACCTACCCTTTTGGAAGTTGTTTTAAATGTTTTCAGACCTAAATGGTCAAAAGCCACAATAACGGGTTGGTTTATATCTTTTTCTCTCGTAGAACCAACTGTCCAATAAGACGCAATCGGGGCCACATAAGAGACAGTCCACAGATCTATACCTGGGTTACTTGTGTCTACTGAACACGCTCCTCTTACCCATATTAAGTTTCCAACCGTCGTGTTTGTGGCTTCCTCCTGGGTGGGAATTCTATTCTCGAGTACCGCTAAATCTTCAACAAAATTAGTAGTTCTTGTAGCATTTTGTAACGAGTATAAAACATCAGCATCATCGGTTTGAGAGTAAACGGATGGGACATTTGCTTTGACCGGTTTTATATTTGAATCCGAAAGTGTAAGCGTCGAGCCGATGTCCAGCGTACCAATGCTAGATGTATATAGATCCGATGGATCGTAGGTCGACGGGTCGTCTATTGCAAAAGGAGTCGATCTTGGATCCGCTAAAACTACAAACTCTTCATCAACATTAAATGTTTGTTTGGTGTCTAGTTCAGCCTTACCTTCAGTACTTTCAAACGCTTGTTCTCCCAATTTCCACGGAGATGAGCCTACAACTTCTAGTTCAACATCCCCATTTGTGTTACTGAGAACTTTTACAACTCGGGGGAATAGAACTCTTGTGTTCTCATTTTCCGATGATAGTTGCTTTATTGGGGGTATGGTTCCAGATGCATCACCATCGGCATAGGACACATTAACCGGTTCGGTTTGTTTAACTATAGTTGGAAGCATGTCCCAGTTATCCGCTTCATCGGGTGAATTTTGGCCGGTCTTTGGGTGTAAGCTCCAGGCTTCGGTATCGTATCCTAAATTAGGAGCGCCCAACTGTGAAAGTATATGGTTACTGTTTTTAATAACCACAAATTTACGGGTCATTTTTTTAAGCTGACCGCTTTCGCTTGTTTGCAACCCGTACCAAGTATCTCTTAGTTGTGCATACTGACGGGTTAATGTGGCTTTATCTACAGTAGTGCCTGGGGCTATTGCTTGATTTATTAAATAGTGATCTGTGAATTCTTCATCAGGTTCGCCGTATTCTCTGAACAAAGCCACACCATCTAAAGAGCCGTCTAAACCAATCTTACTAGCTTTCGGACCTTCGACCGCATATTTACGGGTCAGCTTTTGAAAACCGGCGGCTGAGTCTTTTTCAATCTTAGCCCTACCGATTTGCCTAATTCGTAAATCGTTCGGCATTCTACCAACCCCTTCTTCTGACTATTCTAATAGTTCTTTGTTTCTGCGGTGAAGAGAAATGTTTTAATTTTCTTCTGGCCTCTCTTGCCGATTGTACAATGACTTCTCGGTTATCCCCGTTATACCGAGGGTCGGTTAACAGCTTATATTGAGCTATCGGAAGCATTATATCCCAAATTGCGTCACCGGGTAACCTTGGACTGTCTCCTTCATTCAATAAAGTGGGCATGATATTAGCCACTAGATCTACGGTGTATGTTCTGTCGGGTATTGGGTATAAAACTAATCTCGGCACTACTATAAAATTATCAGACCCTTCATCCGTTTGATCTATGTAATACCATATAGGTCTTTCTTTTTCGGGGTCATCCATATCGATTGATGGGAAACTTCCCTGATATCCACCCACGGGTCTAAAATCTCCAGCATAATGACTTCTTGCGGTGATCTCGTCAGTCCTCGCATTCATAGGCGATAATGGCCCATGCCCCGCTAATACGGGTACTTTTTCAATATCGATTACATCTTTAGGCAGCCGTACTGACTGTTGGTCTTCTAAGAAAGACACGGACATTTTTCGAGAAGCCCACCTTGGCCTGTGACCGTCGATCGGCGCATAACATTCTCTGTACGCTTGATTAGCAACTATTTTAACTCTTTCCCGATCTATTTTTGGTAGATCTTCCCACTGGTCTGCACCTAACATACTCGCGATTTGATCAAGTATGTCTGTGAACATTATAAGACTCTCACTTACGATCCCAGAAGGAGCTTCGGCTTGAGTAGGTGACACGGCGGAAACTGATAAACCCGTTGGACTTTGGTTAGGAGAAACAATTACATTTGATAGTGCAACTTGCTCTTGAGGAGACGCCGTAAACCTTATAGATCCACAAGGGTTTTGCGGCGACCCCGTTCTGTTTAAACCCGTAGGAGCTTGGTTTGCATTTGGTGGAACGGTTGACATTCCATTAACTTACATAAGTTAATCTTTTTCAACCACCGCTTGTAATTCGGGAGCACGATCCATTTTTTCAACCTTAGCTTTTTGCTTCTTTTTAGGAGCAGGTTTTTCTTTTACAAAGTGATGGTCGGCTTCTGGCTCTTTTTTCTCGTCCATAAGAACTGAAAAGAACATTCTTTTATAAAGCCTACCTTGAGTGCGGAATATGTCGTCGGCTTCTCGCTGGTCTTTTGGCTCATAAGCATAATGCCTACTTTCCTTATCCCAGTTAAAAACATACTGAAGACGGCTCATTCCTTTAACTCTTATTACGGGAGTAGTTCCCATTTGGTCTCTTTTTCCGATGATTATAATTTTCATAGTTTTATATAAAAAACCTCTCCCCCGCTACGCAGAGGAGAGGTTGTGTTTAGGATTGGAATATGGTGGATATTCTCAAAAGCTTAATAGCTAAATCCGGGGATTTGACGAACTGCTTCGACAAGCTGAACACCTGGAATTCTTCCGTTGGTGTCTTGATAAGCAGCCATTCCGTAAACGGACTGGATACCTACGGCTGACAAGTGAGCTTCGTTTCCGCTATTTGCGAAATCGTCATAATGGAAGATCTGCTCGTTCGATACTGCACCTTTAGCGTAGTACAAAGCACTCTTACCCATTGCCAATGCATATCCGATTGGGGTTCCGTCAGCGTTACACTGATAGATCATCGAACCGGCTGGGAACGCTGTCCCATCAGCTTCCTGATTCGAGCCTTGACCACCGCTTATGTCATTATAAGCGAGAGTTTTAAGAGCAGCTCCGTCGTTACTTCCATAACCGAAGCATGAGTACGATCCGTTAGGCGCTACGATAAGGAAGTGCCCAGCTGAGGATACATTGTAGACTGCTCCGCCTGCGCCAGGGATTCTAGCGTCAAAACCTAGGAAATTAGCAAATGTATCATTACCAAGATCTAAATTCCCACCGTTAGCTGGAGAAAAAGACGCGGTTGTCAAAGCTGTTGGAAGCAAAGGAGAACCTTGGCGTCCGTCGGCTGTGTCAATCAACACATTATGGTTAGCAATTACATTACCGTCCCACATTGCGTAGTTACCGCTGTACAACTTGTTAGAACCGCTACGCTCGTCAGCTTGTAAAATAGCTTCGAGGTAGTCAGGGTCTGAACGAAGTGGGCGAAGAACTGCGTCTGGTGCGAAGAACAAGTAACCGGGGATTTCAGTCTTGTCATCACCGCCAACATTCATTGGCTCACCACCTTGGGCGATCAATGCTTGTTTAGCTTCCTGAATGATGTCAGTACTAAGACCTTCTGTGTATTGAAGATTAGACCCTGCACCATAACCTGAGATAAGGTTAGAAGTAGCTACATTCAAGCAAGTATCACGGAGAACCATTTGAATATGATCCTGCTCAGTGCGTCCTGCCCACTCGGACATGACTTCAGCTGAAAGCTGGTCAATGGTTTTACCTGTGAAACGCATAAGTTTGATAACTTGTGTCCAAGCTACTGCGTGTCTGATAAGATCAACTTCAACACTAAATGTTCCAAATTTGAGCTTACCAGTTGAGTTCTTGAGGATTTCTTCCCCACGAACGCCCTGTCCACGAATTGGAGCAACTGTTGTAAAAGTTACCTTGTCTGATCCGCCTGCGCTAAGATCGCGTTTTTCCACTACTGGAGAACCAGATCCTTCGGATCCGATAAATTTTGAAAATACATTTTTCTCACGAGCGTCACGAGTTACAAGCTCGGACCAGAGTCTGGTGCGCAAGTTTGAATCTCCGAAGATATCTCCTGAGTAATTAGTATTTACATTCATTAAGTCAACATTACCGAAAGTTCCGGGTGCTGACTGTGCTGCTGCTGCTGATGATTTATTAGCCATGATAATTAATATTTAATAGTTAACGGAGGAATTTTCTACCGTCATCGTGTCCTAGAAGCTGATAAAGCTGATCGTTGGACATTTGACCGATGTTGTTAGAAACATACTCCGGTGTTATTTGAGTGTTTGCGGGTTGCGCAGTTTGTCCTGTCGTTAATACTTTAGCTTGATTACCCATCTGAGGGCTGACTTGCCTTGGTATTTCGGGAGCTGGATTTGAAGCGTTTTGTGCTGGGGCTTGGTAGCCTTTTCTAGCAGCAAAATCATGTGCCATCATTTCCGGCCACCTTGGTGACTGAAAAACCGCTTCGTAGTCTGCATCATTTTGAGCTTGAGATACAAAATCATCGAACTCTTTTCTGTAGACGGTAGATTTGTCTGACAGATCTGGGTAAGATTCAAATGCACGATCCCTACTCTCTTGAGCTTTACTACGCTGGTTTGAGCTGTGCGCCTCATATGCTTTTTCTTGTGCTCGTTCTTTTCTGAAGTTTAAATCTCTAACTTCCAATTCCTTTTTCATGATCTCCCTTTGCAACTGCAAAGCTTTGACCGTGTCTAAGTCATCGGCGGCTTGAGTAACTTCCGATTCAAGTTCGGCTATTTCGGCGTTCAGAGTCTCCGCCAACCCTTCATACGAATTTGAAATTGGTTGCTCAGTTGATTGTTGAGCGGGTTGCGGGTTTGGTTGATTCGGTGCAACTTCTTGGCCGTAGATAATCCTAGACGCATCCGCAAATGTCCCGCTAAAGCCTTCAGATCTGTAAAGATCTATGACTTGCTGGTCTAATTCGCTCTTAGGTCTAATCCTTCTTTTAGCCAACCTATCCTCTTCACTTTCCTCGGGAACAGGCGTTTCCTCGGGTGCTTGAGGCTCTTCGGCTACTGGTTCTTCTTGAACGGGCGCTTCTTCTTGGGGTTGCCCCTCAGGTTCGGCTTGTTCAATCTGTTCTGTAGCTTCGGGAAGCTGCTGCGTTGATAATGCTTGTCGAAGGTCGTCAGTAGACACATCCGCAAGATTTAATTCGTTTTGTTGAGGGGAATCAACCACCTCGGTTTGTTCTTCCATTCTCGTACAATACTAATGTTATACGGGTCTGAAAACCGGTTGTATTACCTGTTGTAGAATTTCAAACTACCCGGTTTTGCCGGTTTCTTTTTAGGTTTACTTAGCTTACACTTACCTTCTTTTTTACAATCTTTTGGGTAAGGGCATCTTGCACAAGTTTTAAACTCTTCTTTTTTATTTTTCTTCATTTTTATAAAATCTGTAAAGTTTCCAAAGCATGTAGCCACATGTTAAAACACCGGCTATTAACCCGACTAAATCGTTCCACTGGCCTAATGTAAAAGAGAGACCTGTGCCGATCATCCCGATGATTGGTGTGCTGTCCGTCATGATATGGTGTCCAGTATTAGATACACTGCTACAAGTGCCACTGTTGCGAAAATTAGTTTCCCTTTGCATGATAATGTTCCGTAATAGTCTTTGAGTAATTTAAAGTTTTTCATTTGTGATCGGATGGTCTTACCGGTCTTACTGGGAACGGTGCCTTGGTTACGCATTTCTGAACTTCCTTTTGGGCGCTTCTCCTAGCAAGTAGAATAGGAATACAAAGGTAAGCTAGAAGCACTGAGCCCGCTACCGTTAGTATATTTTTTATAGTTCCCGTAAATTCTTGAAAACCCGACTGTTGAGACTCTAGCCCTTTTTCAACAAGTTTTGAAACATCTCCGTGAGTTAAAGCGTCTACGGTTTCTTTGAGATCTTCATTCTCAGACATCATTTGTGCGGTTTTTCCGCCTGCATATCCGACCCCTGCTCCGATCCCACCTCCAGCGGGTCCTAAAACTGAGCCTGATGCTCCACCAATAACTGCTCCGCCAACGGGATACCATTGGGAAATCGTGCAGGATTGCGTAAGAAGGATCATCGCTATTATGAGCAACACATCTAGGAATAAAGCTACATACCCCCTACTCATAGCAGGGCTGGGATTAGTTTTGTGTTCTTATCAATTATCTCAATCAATGGAGCATTAGTGATATATACTGGTGAGTAATCAATTTGAACCGAATTACTAGTGCTAGAAATAATTGTAGAGCCGTCTAGTCTATAAAGTCTTCCACCTGTTAGCATTAGTGGTGCGCTTTTCTTGTTGTCGATTTTTAAATCAACCTTGTCTTGATCTATGGAAATTTGATTGGCGGATAACCAATTTACAGCACCGAATAAATTAGCAATTCCATCACTAGTCATTAATTCCGAATAGTAAAAAGCCCCAATCCTTTGAATCGTTGTAGCGTTATCATCATCAGTAATATCTATTTCAATTTTTCCATTAGCTAAATCTAAAGAAACTTCTGTAACTTCGCTCCCATCAAGTTGGAAATCGTTATATTGCAATGCATCTTGCTGATTTGCGGAAACCTCCCAAGAGGGTGTTTTGCAAGTTGCTAAGATTTCTTGTGGTTCTTTTGCAGTTGATGAATTTTGATATGTAATTCTTATTCTAATTGCATCATTTTCAGACATTTCAGTGCTAAAACTTTTAGTTAAAATGACATTGTTAACTATACTATTAAAAGCCTCTGTGCCTGTTGTAATATTATAAATTTGTACACGACTACCACTTATTAAGTTTTTAATCTGATATGACCCAAATGACCTCGTGCCATTAATATCAACAATTGTGCCTCCGAAATCTGTATTATCTAAAGTTACGGCTCCGCTTGTTGTAATGTTTCCAATAAAAGCAGATGACTTAATGGTGAGAGTGTTACTACTTAAAGAAAGCACTTCAGTTGCTGAACTACTCAGCACTACATCATAAGTGCCTGCATTTATTGTGTTACCATCCCTAGACACCAAAGTTGAAGACTCGCCTGCATAGTTGTCATAAAGGTAGGCATTTGCTCTGTCGTAAAACTTCTGTGGTGTATCAATTTCTGTATAGGCATCAATAGTAGCTTTATCAGTTTCGGTGAGCACTAGGTCATTTAGTAATGTCTGAGTTGTTCCGTAGAAATCTTCAGCCGTGACAATTGCAGAATTTATCTGCTTACCAAACAAGAAGCTATTTAACTCATAGGGAGCATATTTTGTAACATAGGATGGTAAAGTTCCATCACTATTCTCTAGCACCATGTTACCATCCCTTGTGGCTATGTCAGAATGACGAATAAATAATTCAGACCTAGAACCTGTGGTAACATTTTCGGTATCGACAATAGTGTCAGTCGAATCAATTACTGCGGTTTTGATTGTGTCTGTAACTACAGAATTGGAATCATCCACATATTTAGGTTTCAATAAGTTTCCATATCTAAAAGTGTGAGTTCCATTTACGCTGCCTCCGCCTTGGATAAAAACAGGGATTTGGTCTACTTCTGACTTTTTAGCAATGACCTCCATTACTTTATTTCCCGAGTTTCCGCTGTTGTTTGAACGAATTACTCTGTCTAAGCTGTTTAATCGTGGGAAAATTAATCGTCCGCTTGCTCCTCCTTGTGTAGAATGCAACCAAACATACCCTGCTTGAAGTGAGTCAATCGCAGTTATGGAAATCCTACTCACCGCAGTCCGAGCATTACAAGCACTATTAACATTGTTAGTACCAACGATGGTTGCTATGAAAATTGAGCGATTTCCATCTACTCGACAGCCGATACCATATTCGCCAAAAGATTGGGCATTAATGATTCGTGATTGCACTTTATTCGCTCCATCATTGCAATACAATCGCCAAAAGACTGGGCCTTCATCTACGAGAATTGTACCTCCATAAATATCGAGCATACCAAATTCAGTGCCACCAGTTCCCCACGAGGGAGGATAATTTGACACAACACCTAGAGAGTCATCAATAATATGACACGAATCAGTAACTTGTGCATCCTCTCCAGCAATGTACTTATACCATCCAAAAATCATTCCAGCACCTAGACCAATCCTAATATAGCTTGAGTTGAGGTCTACTTGCTTATTCGTGAAATGAACATACGCACCCCCACTAAGATTAATACCATCAATTCTTACCTGCTCGCCACTATCTGTAACTTGAGTTTCTCCAGTGAATGCAGAGTCAGATTGGAGATAAGAAACTACAAATGAATCCCCTGTACTTGGTTCAGCATCTTGGACAGTATCAAGCCAAGGAGTCGTATTCCATGCATGGTCAACTTCAACTTCTGTTGCTGATGTATAGGTTACAATTTTTCTATGCTGAAGTTTTCCATTGCCATTGGTGAGGATAATAAGCCTACCAACATCCGTTGACGCAAATGTAATACCAGTGCCTACTAGACTAGTTCCATTTACACTAGATATTGAGCCAGATTTATATGGAGTTGTGAGTGCCATTATGCGTAATCCTTCGTAATTGATGCAAGGTTACCCTCTGCGTCGTATGTTAAGGTCTTGGTGAGAGTAGTGACATCTGAGCCGTCTTTTTCGACTACGCTTGTCAGATTACCGTCTGTATATGTAAACGCTTTTGAAGAAACCTTTGTCCCTTTTCCACTATTAGTCCATGTGGTCAATGCTGTAAGCAGACCTTCGTCAAATGTAAGCTCTGAGTAATTGTCAGTTAAACTGACACCCCCAATATTATCAATACGAGTAGATAAGGACTTTAACTCAGTCCCTACCTTAGTACCGATCTGTGCGAGAATCGAAGCCACATCTTACGCTTTTGCTGTATCGAGGGCACTCGCGAATAGTGAGTAATCTCCAAGTGAAACGCTGTTTATTTTAATATTACCGCCTGATGGTATTAATACTTCTTCGGCATCCACACTGCCCACATCAAGAGAAGCATCGGAAGATCCTTTTAATAATTGAAACTCTCCGTCTCCGTCATTCCAAAGTACTTGAGCTTTATCTTCACCATCTCCTCGGTTAACTTCAATACCGGCGGTTTGAGCTGTTTCTGTTCCATCAGATGCTAAGTTAACTTCGATGATGTTATCTTCAACTTCAAGTGTCTGAGTATTTATCGTTGTGGTTGTTCCATTAACAGTAAGATCACCTCCTACGGTTAAATCACCAGTAGTCTCAGCTCTTGTTGCATTTAAAAGTTGGAAAACATAACTACCTGTACGGTAGTTGTCTAAAGACACTTTAGTAGCGTTAGCTACACCAGAAACACTACCTATGTTGCTTGATAAACTAACAATAGCTTCTGCATTACTAGATGCTACCGATGCTGTTGTGCCTAATGATACTTGCGTCGCGTATGTGTTGTCGCTAGTTGTTCGGAAGGTTTTTAATTCTTCTCCGACTTTCTTACCGACTTTTCCTAAAATTGTTGTTGGGTCTGACATAATAGTTATTATTTAAACAGTTCGTAGTTAATAGTGAAATCGGTTTCATTTCCGTACTCTTCTCTGAGTGCGTCAACTCCGCTCGATTCCATGTATGGTAGTTTGCTCCATTCATTGAAGCCGTCGCCTAGTTTGATTTTATGATTCGTAATGTCCATACACAGCTCACCTTGATGGGGTACGGGGTCATTTTCGAGCCACCGAGCCTCGGTATCCCGACGAATTCTTATGGACACACTCATGAATCATCGCACGGCTGACTTCCAGAGTCGCCACCGTCTAATACATAGCAAGTGGTCGTAGTAGAATTTTCCGAAAAATCCGTTTTTGTAGTATAATAGCTAAGTAACCGGTCTATGTAAGATTTAACCGATTCAGTAGCGGGGGTGTTTGGATTTATATCGGGAACGGGTGGCCCTGTTAATACTTTAATTGGGTTAGCCACGACACGATTTTACCCTTAAACCGATACAACTGAACTTTCTGTAAGATCTGAATCTCCGATATCGTTTGAGGCTACTACTCCGTATTTATAATCGCCAGAATCACTTTCTTCATATCTTACTGAGAACTGCTGTCCCTGAGCATCTGGGCCTGAGCCTGAGGCTGGTTTACTATATAAAGTTACGGAAGCAAAGCTATTCGCTGCTGCGATTTGCCAATCGGATCCAACATAAGTTATATCTCCGATTTTTTTCGTATCGTCGTTTTGAGCGCTCGCGCCGTTGTCGCTTCTGAAAACTTTAAATGATGTTTCGTTATTAGAAGCATCTGTGAATGATATTTGTACTGTTGCCATAGTTTTTAAAATAAGGGTTAATAAGGTAAATTTCTAGTGGTTGTATTTTAAGTCGCGGTGTAGTGCACATTTTTCTTAAATAGTTTCCATGTGGTTGGGTCGTTATAAATAATTTTATTAGTAGCCCCAAAATTTGAGTGAATGCGGTTAGTGTATTTATTGTACAAATACCTAGTAGTTACATCCATCTCTTCCTGAGTAATATCTCCGTCATATACAATTATTTCACACCACTTATTAGAATTAGCATAAAGACCCTGTCCGGTTCCAAATATATTTGTTTGTGTAGTATAATTATTTGCAGTAATTGTGACATGCGGTCTAAGCCTTCCTTCAGAATCAGTTGTAGCAGATTCGCTTGAAGGAGTGTACCAATTAGCATATCCATTAATTCCTTCGCACTGTGCTACATAAAGCGACAAACGATTTCCTACTATCGTATCTGATGCTTGAGTATTGTTTGCATCCAAGCCCCAATTTTTTTTACCACCCATAGTGGTTTGACCTGCCCCCGGAGCAATAGCGAAAGGTGAGTAGTCGCCATTACTTGAGTGACCAAACGCCATGAACTTACCTGAAGAGGCAGGAATTGCGACCATGAATATTGTCCACTTTTTATCTGCATTAAAAGTATAGCTTGAGTTTGCAGGATCCCCCGGATTACCCGGTCCCGAAATAAGACTACCACTAGCTATGTAAACAGCTCTTAATTCACTATCCCATTGCATCCTTCCAAGCGGAGTAATTGAAACATGTGGCGAGGCTATTTCTCTATCAGACGACCCTCGGTTTCTCCAACCCTTATTTCCGGATGTGTAAAAAGCCCATTCACTCCCAAAGTCAAAGTCCTCTGTTAGAGCGGTTGGCTCAATACCGTTTACAAATTCAGCATCATAATGAAATTTCGGTGTAGTTGATACATAATAATCTGAGCTAGAGTCGCTAAATAAACCGTCAATATAGTTTAATTGTTCTTCACCACCTGAAGAGTATGCAAGAGTGTCTCGATTATACATATAGTAAGTACCGTTACCTTGATATATCCCAATCTGATTGGTGTCGGTGAAATAGAAAAGAGATCCGGGGTTGGGGTCTACAGGTTTTGCTGTTGATAAAACTGATGATATTGTGCTCATGATAAAATTATTTAATTAAAGACTAGTTAGGCTCCTCTTCTACAAGATCAGCACCCGATGCATTGTCTTGTATCATGTACATGTCAGGCTGAGAGTTTCCGCTTGTATCAGGGACTGTGTCGTTGGATTCGGTATCCATAGAGTAGTAAGCTAACGGATTGTATGTAAGGGTGGTGTTTCTGTCGCCACTAGCGATACTCTGTATTGTGGTTTGATCTAAAACACTGTCCCAAAATGCTACTTGATCCACCATTCCAAACATTGATTGATTCCAACGACCTTTTGATACATAAATTTGAGGAATTGCTATCCTTCTAGAAGTTTGGTTTGGAGTTGATGGGAATACCTCATCTCCATTTAAAAAACATCTTAAAGTTGAACCGTCGTGAGTATATGCAAAGTGATACCAAGTGTTTTGCACTAAATAAAGAGCAACAGAGTCTTTAGTTATCCATCGTTGACCACCTCCAAACCACATATAAGCTCGCCCCGATGAGTTTACATGAAATCCATCAGAATACGAGCCCCTTGCAGGGTTCCATGTAGTACCCGGATGCAATCCACTAGTACCAAAAGGTGACGGATCACCTCCCCACCCGGTAAACTTTAAAAACCCTGACATTGTGGTGGGGGATTCCTTAGTCCATGTGTTACCGTTTAATCTATTTATATTAGTCGCAATACCGTAATCATTAGTTGGATGTCCCTCAAATCTTGCGGATTTCATTGGAACATATGCAGATGTTCTAAAGAAACCGTCTTCTGCAAATGCACCCCATGAATCCATTCCTGTTTGATTGAACACATATAGTTTCTTAGTGTCTGTTCCAAATGCAACAGTTCCTTCGGGCGTACTAGCAGGTCTAGCCCTAATCTCAGCTTCTGTTTCCATTATTTCTACAACAAACGGCTCAAATGCATAGGCTAGGCTAGGTTGTCTAGGAGCTGCTAGTACGGAAACTGTGGATGGAGCTTCGGGGATTAAGCCGGCTTCTACTAAAGAAGGAACGGTTGGTACCTGGCCAGCTGAAACTGATGCTGGGCCGTAAGGTATGTAATCGGCGTCTACTGTTAAAGGTTGTTTAGGATCTGCATTAACGGATACAACAGACGGTGCATAGGGGATGTAATCGGCATCTACGGATGAAGGAGCATAAGGTATATAATCAGCATCTACAGATATAGGTTTTTTGGGATCAGAAAAAGCTGCAACGCCAACAGGAGCAATAGGCATTGCGTTTACTTCAACGATAGCCGGTGCATGAGGTATATAATCAGCATCTACAGATATAGGTTTTTTAGGATCTGATTCTGCAACTACGGAAGTAGGGGCAAAAGGTATCGCATCCGCAGTTACACTTGCGGGTGCATGAGGTATATAATCAGCATCTACAGATATAGGTTTTTTAGGATCTGATTCTGCAACTACGGAAGTAGGGGCAAAAGGCATCGCATCCGCAGTTACGCTTGCGGGTTTAATAGGATCAGCTTGGACTGAAACTGTATTTGGTTTACGAGGAGCGGCGACTACGGTTACGGAGTCAGGAGCGTCAACACTGGTAAGTACAGAAATACTAAATGGTTTTTCAGGTAAAGCTCCCGCGGTTACTGTGGCTGGTTTGGCGGCTTCGGTTATAGCGGTAACCCTAAAAGGTTTGCGGGGAACCCCACCCCCGACTTGTCTAGCCGCAACTGTACCCGATTTATCTACCGAGATAGGTTGACCTGGTAACTCATAAGCTCTGGGTGAGTAGTTTAATTTAAAAGGTATTGGATCACCCACTGGTGGGTCTACCACCTTCTCTTCGTAATAAGTACTCACGCTTTTTTAACCTTAAACATTTCGGGGTTATGTTTCTTAAGATTCTTCGATTCTATTTTGATGACCGTCTCCGCGAGAGCCATCGGCGATAAGTTTTCCAACGCGTTAACGACGGCCTTGAGAGCAATTGTTTCCTCGGGACTTGTTTCGCGGTCAAGCATCCTGGAGAGGTATCTTCCTCTTTCGGTCTGAAACCGTTTTTCAAGATGCCCAAAAGCCTCATCCGTTGTAAGCCTTTTAACATCGGAAAGTTTATCAAATAGAACGATGTCGCTCATTAAGCTACAGATTGAGCTCTATTGGTCTTAGAAATAACGCCGGTAAGTACGGCATACCCTTTTCCCAATGGGTGGATGTAGCTTCCGAAGTTAGCCCCAAGTTGGCGCTTAACTACTTCTAGAGAAGCTCCTTTTTTACGATTGTTAATTCTATTTTGCTTGAAAGCATTAGGTGCTTTTGAGTGTGTATATTTATTAGCCATGATAGTTATCCTGTTTGTTGTTGATATTGGTTTTCGCCCTGAGGGTTGCTGTTACCCATTCCCTGTATTTGAGCGTCAATTTGATTGTTTGCCTGAGGCACTTCACCTCCACCACCTCCACCGCCTTGTGCGTCGGCCATGAGTTTCATAATCTCGGCTTCGCCTTTTGGGCTCGGTGGCGCTGCTTCGGGAAGTAATTCATCTATATTTTCAAACCCTAGGGCATCTAAAATCCTTTTAAACATTGGTCGGCTGAATGGTCTAATTTCGGGAGGATGTTCTAAATACCTCTCTTGAACTTGGAGAGCTAAGTTAGCCTTCTCTATCGCCCGTTGACCTTGGTCCTGCGACATTATGACCTTACAGTTCATTTCTAAGTCCGCTATTTTTTCGGGAGTCATTTCGGCAAAAGCTGAAACCTCACCTTCCATATACTCATAGATCTCAGCCTCATCCATAGTGGCCATAGAAAGTTTTATGAGCTTGGTTAAATGCTCTTCAAATCCACGGACAATTCTACGCATCCAACGCCTACCAATCTTAGACGCTTCACGAAGAGTTGCCTCTACCCCCGTTGCCGTGTTAGCTGGGGACAACGCTTGGTAATCTCCTTGAGCCATGTTGGAAACTCCAAGCCACAACTGAACCATACCGAAAACGAAGTCTATGAGCTCCTGTGTTTTCTGATCCATATTAGGTAGAGCTGAGAAAGACAAAAAGTCTTCCATACCATACTGATCTTTGAGTTGAAATAACTTACCCGCATGTAGCTCTACATCTTCGGGTTCGTCCTCTACGGCTTGCGGGTTTACTCCTATAATAGGATTAGCCGCAAGCTCGTTTCTATAGCTTTCGGAATTAAATTGTTTGTCGATGTACTCCTGATACACTCTAATTTTCTCAGGTAAACTCGGCCCCCACCAACGGTTCTGCATTTTACCAATAGCAACCGTTACATAAGGGGGGCGGTTGTCGGGTGTCAGTTTTGCGGTGTACTCGTAATAAATAGCTTTTTTAGTTTCCGTGTCTATGAATACGCAGAAATCTTGAGGCTCGCCTGTACCTAAAACATCACGACTAATCCAACATTCCACAATAGGAACCATTGGGATTTTTTCCTTATCGAACTTTTTAGAGTCTTTAGATTCCTCGTTCTTTTGTGATTTAGTTCTTGGATTTGGGTCTTTTTTAGCAGCCTCTGCATAATCAGCGTAAGAAAACCATTCTCTTTCCAAGAATATCTCACGGCACCAATTTAAGTCTTTGTCGTAAAGTTCGGCAATAAAATCGGCGTATTCTAAATGTTCTACACTACTAGGTGCTAAAAACCTGTCTGTATCTACGACCACCGACCTGGGACCTTTGTACTTTATCTGTTGAGTCGGTACACCTTGGGGAAATGCTTTAAATTCGTGTTTACCTGGGATAACTGAAAAAGATGGATCGTCAGCTAAACGGGTCTCCATTTCGCCGGTCTCTGGGTTCATCTCGGGGATCATTTCAGTCTCTCCCTCGATTACTGGTCCAATGTCTAAAAGCTGTACGAAAGATTGTTCTTCATTGTCGAACAATGCATTACGCTCCATATCATACCAAGTTGACTTTCTTTCCTCGTAAACTGATTTAAATATAGCTGCTCTTTGTAAAAAGATATGGAGAAAACTCTCTTCTAATCTTTCACGAATTCTGCCTTTATCTTCCAACTTCCAATGGAAGTATCTGTTAAACTCTTCGGCCGCTTGTGTATCTGAAACCCCTTGAGGTTTAAATTCAAAATACGGGCTTGTACCGGTTATTTCGTCTTCGGCTCTAGCTAAAAAGTGGTCTACGACTAAACTTGTTAATGGTACGGGGGTGTTAGACTGAGAATATATAGAATCTAAATCTTGGCGGTCACTTCTGTCATTTTGATAAGTTTTCCAAGCTAACTGATCGCTAAGTATGCGCTCCCTATTGTCCGCCGCGAGGCTTTCTACTCTATCTAAAGCATACTCTACGAGTTTCTCTTCTTGTTCTTGATTAAGTATTAGATTTGTACTCTTCATGTTATAAATTATTATACATCGATGCCCCGCTGTTTAGCTTTATATAAAACTTTCTTCCAAGCGTCTACCCGTTGCTTTTCTAACTTTTCTCTTTTTAACTTCTTCTCAGCGGGTGGTATATTAGATTGTTCTAGTTTATCTAACATTCTTTGAAGATCTTTTCTCCGTGATTCGGCTCCGTCGAGTGATGCTTTTATACTAAGAAGTTCTTTATTGTTCTTCATACCTTGTTTAGCCTCGTCGATTCTAACCCCGTTTTTTAGATTTCTAACATAGGTATCCGCTTTTAGTACTCGGTCTCTCAAGTTATAGAATCTTTTTGATATGGCGAAGTTGGAATAGTCACCCTTAAAGAAACGGCGGGTTACGGGAACCTCATTCCAATTCATATCTATAGGCTCGTCATCCACCAGAGAAGCGGCACCCGAAAGTATTCTACTTAAGAACGCTCCAGGCCCACCGGTGTAGCCTTCGAATAGATGTTCCAATGCACTTCCTGACATTGCTAAATTAATGTCAAAATCACCTTCGGGTATTTCATCGGTAAACAAACCTTTTAATGTGGCCGGTTTTACCGAGTCCCCACCGAAAAAGGAATTCATAGCTCGGGAGATGTCGATAAAAGCCTGCTTTGTTCCTTTTACCTCTCTAAAAGCTGGTGGCTTTTCTACATCAAAATCTCTTTTAGGTTTAGTTAATGGAGCTCCATAAAAGGTTTCGTTATCTATTACGGCGGATATTGGAGCAAAGACACCGGGGGTTATACCACCAGCTAAAGGATTTAAAGTGTTATGCACATCATTTACAATCCCCGCACCTTCGTCGATAATATTACCTCCCGCCATAGCGTGGGCAATTCTCTGACCGATAGACCAGAATATATTATACCCCCAAGGAAGAGGGATTGTTATGTGCTTTTTATCTCCTGTGAATATAACTAAATTGTTGTTTCTTATGTAACTACCTAAGTTATTATAATGATTGTTTTCCTCATCATCCTCCTCGGCGGACAACATTCTTTGAAGCATTGAATGGAGTATGGATGCACCTATAATACTTACGGCTAGTTTTTGTGCTCTACCACTACCGTGGCTAAATACGGATTTAACAAATCTGATATTACCCTGAACACCGGCATTAAAGAACAGCATTAAAGAACCTATCCCAGAGCTCCAAGTACCCTTTTTGTTAAAATCCACCGATATATTTCTACCAGCCATTACGGATTGTTGTAAGGTAAATTTACCACTTTTAAGCATTTCTTTTGCTACAACAACACGGGATACATTTTCAACACCCACATTGGCGTTTTCAACAAAATCCACAAAACCACGAACGCCTTTGTTATTTATAATATTTTTTACTTTTTCAACTTTTGGAAACTTCTTATCACCTATCGCATCCTGCAACGCCGACATCATCTCGGTTTGCTTTTCTTGCTTCGTAAAAGAAGTCCTCATGCCGTGAGCTTCAAAGAACTGGAACCATTGAGCTATGTCATCGTCAGCTATGTTTTTAACAGCCTCTTCTGCGGACATGTTTTTAAACTTTAAAGAACGGGTACCTTCATCAAGAGCGGCTTCGGCTTTTCGTATTTTATTTATATACGATGGAAATTTTTTAAACTGTTTTGTATAGGCTTTAGTAATCCGTTTTTTATCATCTTCCCCTAAGTTTAGGGTAGCCGTAGTCATATCCCTAACAAGGTTGGTAAGTATGAAATCGGGGTTATAAGATGTGTATGCTTGAGCCAACATTCTAGTACCCCAATTAATAGTTCTTAGAACTAAATTATTCTGTAAGTCTACTCCGAGAAGTTTATTTACTTGGTTGTTGGTAAGCTCATTGAAAATTCTAGCTCCTTTTACACCGCCAATATCCTGTCTGAATTTTACAAATTCTAATTCACCTTCTTTCTTTACGAAAAACATTCCTTTGTCCGTCGTCCTAAGACTCACATCCTTTCTCCTAAGTGATACGAACCGTTTACCACCCCTCTCGACAGGCTCTACTACGATTCTATTTTGTGTGGGCATCTTACCATCGGGATGCTCTTGCACAGATTCAAATATTGAATCGAACTGATTAAATATAACGGATGTTTTTGAAGGGTTGGTAAATATACCTTTCATATTATAGTTCTCTATAATACCCTGAAAGTTTTCGGACCATTCGACTGGCTTCTGCTCACGAATAGCTTTTTCGTTTTGCTTCATTTCGAGAAACAATTCGTACCACTCTCTTACTCTTTTGCCGGGCTCTTGTTTAGCACCACGCATAACAATTTCGTCATGTTTTAAAAATGAATGAGAGAGTGCGGATCTTGGATCGGGCCTGCTTATACCTCTACGGCCTTGACTATACGGGCCTACGGGTTTTTTAGATGGGCTAGCATTCCATCCACCCGATCCTGAACCACTTCCCATTCCTGTAAGTTGAGCTAAAGATTCTTCTTCTTTGAAATGCATTTCGTTGTCGGCAAATCCAAGCATAGGTGCGTAGTAATAACCGTCGGGTATTGCATCACCTTCCTCTGTTCTTTGCTGATCCCAAGATTTGGAAGCCCAAGTCTTTTTTATAATTTCTATATCGTCCTTAAAGTCTTCTCTGTTAAATGGAGCCCCCGTTTCGGGATTGAGAGCAAGCATGTCAAATATCGTGTCGACGAGTTTGTCGGCTGAAGATGCACGAGATTTAGTGGCTAGCATTTTAAACATAGCTTCCTGTGTAATTTGACCAGTCTGCCATGCTGTTATGATAGTTGATGCATTCATCTGCTGGAACAAGCCCATTAGATTTCTTTTATCAGCTAACGCTTTTTTAAGCTGTGGATCTCTTAATGATTTTTCTATCTGAACAATAGCTTCTGCATTGCTGTATCCCGAAGCTGCAAACTCACCATTTGCATTGTTGTAGTTACTTTCGTCGTAGTGTTCAATTTCCTCTTTGAGCTTTTTTATATCCGATTCTTTTTTACTTTTATAATCTTTGTTTTCTTCGTTTTTTAAACTTTCTTCGGCTACTTTTAGATCTTCTTTTAACTTAGATCTTTCATCACTTAGAAGTTTGCGGATATGTCTATTATTAACGCCTGCGGATAACGCCTGAACATACTCACCAAACTGTTTATCAGAAACCCCATACTCTTCTAATATATTAAGAATTGGTTTCTTATACTTAGCGTCAAATACACGAGAGGCTATCTTAACCTTTGCATAGCTTGGCAGTATAATACCCATGACATCAAAGAAGTCTCGGGCGGTGTCACCGAAGCCAAGTTTTAATTCTTTATTAAGCCGTGTGGACAACTCTTCTAAAGAAATATGCTGGTTGTAGATTCTTACACGAATCCCATACCACATCTTCTCCATCTGGTTTTTCCATTCTTCGGGTAATTTATTCCAACCACCAGCGAGAGCGGCTCTTGTTGCCGCTGAAAATCTTTCGCTAAATAAAGCGGGCATCTCGGAAACAAGCAAAATATCGGAACCTAAAGCGGTTGGTTTCCCATACTTCTTTTTGTTATCTTCCATTATCGCGTCCAATGCCGCCGTAACTTCTGCATCAGTTCCTAACTGATTTAAGGAATCTGCGAATGTAAGCTCTGCCATCCTGCGAACCATGTCCGGTGTAACTTCGCCTGTTTTGAGCAACCTCATGAATCGAGGGTCTTTGACAAGCTGTTCGTTGGTCATGGTTATTACGGAATAAACATCTTCCCAGGCTCCCGATTTTATTTCGGACTCCATAACCTTCTCGGCTGGATCCGATACGGTGTCTGCTAATGTTGTTACATTAGTTTTAGCTTCTGACTTTTCATTAAGACCTGACATAGCGTCCGCTAAATCTCTGGCGGAAGTCATATCATTTTCGTCATTAGCTTTATCGGATGCGTCTCTTTCCTGGCTTTCTGTTAGAACATCTGGGTTTTGAGCATCCTCGAAAACTTTAGCTCCGAACGAAGACTCTAGGCCACCCATCTCGGCCACTCTCTTAGTTATCCATTGTGCAAAATACATTGCTTGGTAACGCTCTCTTGCTTCGCCATTTCTTATCTCCTCGGCAAACATACCTAAAGAGTGGTTAACCGGTCCGCCGAACATTTTGTACAATTTTTCTAAGTCCGATTGAGCTTTCTTTCTGCCGTAAACATTGTCGGCATTTGGATCATTTATTAAAGCCTGGTATTTTGCTACGATGTCATCAAATTGTTTTCCGGATCTTTCTAGCAAGTCTTTTGCAGTGATACCCGCGTCTATACGATTAGTACCTTTAAACACTTCACCGTAGTGATTTACCGCAACACCTAGAATACCTGATTTAAATATCCAACCACCTGCAAGACCACCTTCGGTAATCTCACCTATTGTATTTTTACTAGGTAATGAGGTAATATTATCTAGACCATTTCGCTCAACCATATTAGCGATTACTACGGGTAATAAGTTATGGACCTGCCAGGGTCTCATATCTTTTACGCGAGAAAGAGAAGCGGCTTTGATGTTAAGCTCGGGGAAAGCCTTACCTTCTAATATTGTACCTAAAAATGTAACATCTCTTAAATCAACTTTAGATTTTGATTTTGTTCTTATAAACTCTTGAATCCTTGCAACAAAGTCATAACCGACTTTTTTATTACCGGGTTTAAGCCCGTGTAACCACATATCTTCTTTAGTTCCGTCTCTAGGTTTCGGTGTATTTTCTGCCTCTTCTATACTCACCTTTAATAAAGATGGGAAGTACTTTGCGAACCGGTCTACTTTTTTAGATATCCATGATTTAGCTTCTGAAGTCCCGCCGACATCTTTAGGATCTTGACCAGTAGTCATAGCCGTTTGAGCAGCTTCATCTTCCCAGATAGTATCGGTTTGTTCGGGGGTGGCTATAACTCTAGTCCTTGTATAACCCCTACCCTTCTCATCTACTAAAAACACGGTTTCTTTAGCCGTAGTTTCGTATTTATTACGGTCTTCTAGCTCGGTTTCTTTTGAATCATCCTCAACCATATTGAAGACAGGCTCAGAGTTCTTAAGACGGTCTAACTGCTCGGAGGATTTCTTTGATTGAGCGGCGTCACCTTCGTACAACCTTCTTACGAAATCGTGGTACAGTTTTTGTTTATACTCGTAGCCTAGTGATTCATGTTGGTCTGAAATAATGGCGGATATGTAATCACCGATGTCGTCCCCAAATGCGGGTGGTTTTAAATCGGTGTCTATTGCTTCGGTCTGTTCTCTGATCTTTTTAAATAAAGCTCCAAGAGGACTTACGGATTTTAAAGTAGTATTGTGGAAGCCCCGTTGATCATCTATGTCTTCGAATGCTTTATCCATCAGATCTTTCAATCTTGTTTGGGCGGCAGCTACGGCGGCACCAGCCGGTGTTTCGGTGGTTTCGAAACTCTGCTTTATCATGTTATAGATTTTAAGAGAATCTTCCCACGATATCATGTGCGCGTTGTTATCGTTTTTCTTAGGTGGGTATTTAGTATTTAAAGAACCAACCCTGTCGGCTTCTCGCTGTTTCTTTTGTAACTCTTCAATCTGTTTTTTAAGTTTTACACGCTGTTTCCCATCTTTTGCTTTTGCGAACATTCTTCTGAGGGCGGCGAGTCTGTTCTCCTGAGAAAGAGAAACATAATCGGTCATCATGACTGATTCTCTGTTTGGGCTACCTTCTTGAGCCAATTTACCACCGGATGAAAGTTTCATCTTCTTTTTACCAACCATAGCCCCGAGTACGGTCATATATTGGCTTTGAACTTCGCCGTTTCTATTTTTGTAAACCTTACCTCCGAAAAGAGTTTGAAGATCATTATCTAAACTGAATGGGTTCCAAAGACCTTTTTTCTTATCACGGGATAGCAAAGAACCCACGGGTAGATCTAACCAGTTGATACCGTTTTCTATTGCGTCTTCTTTATTTACAGGAACTAGTTCAACTTCATACGGATCTTTTTTAGTATCTCTACGAAATTTTTGTTCAGCTAGCTCAATATGTTTCAGACTTCGCTCTATTTGAGCCATTCTGACTTTAGCTTCTTTTTCAGTTTTACTCCCCCCGTAATCTTTCTTAAGAGTTTCAAGAGCTGCCTCCATTCTTTTTAAATAAGCAACCTCTGAAGGTTTTTTAGGGTCGTGCGACTCTTTCCAATCTGAAGCTGCTTTTGCTAACTGTATAGAAAAAGAAGTTAATTTTTGATTTAATGACTGAATTTTATCTTGTTTTTCCTTTAAAGTAGTACCTTCGGGATTGTTTTTATCTTTTAGAGGAGACTCGAAAACTTCAGCCATTTCGGCTATAACGGAGCTGTCGTATTCTAAATCTTTCTTGTCTATAAACTCACCAGCTACGCTTTGAACACCGTACAAATAATCTGATATATCTTGAGTTTCACCGATGAGTCTTTGCAATGCGGCTGCTAAAGTAAAAGCTGATTCGTCGTTATACCTTTTACGATTCTTAACTATTTTATAAGCGTATAAAGATGATGAGGTGTCTCTTTGATGAGCTTTCTGGCTCCTTCTTCTAAAGTTAACATATTGACCCTCCTGGCCGATGTGTTCTTTAAGTTCTAATTTTATTGGAGCTTTTCTAGCTGCTTCAGTTTCTTCTTTATTTAAAAGTCTATACCTAAACTGGAATCTGGGTTTATCGGCGTTTATGACTTGTTTATACATGTCTTGGTGCCAACCTTCATAACGACTCCACATACCCTCGGAAATTGTCTCGTGATTAACTCTATAAGGATCGTGCGTTACTTTTACTAATACGGTTTCTTTACCATCGTAAAACTCAATTATATCGCCTTGTTTAACACCCCTGACCTGAGCCTCTGTTCTTGTGGTTGCGGTTCTTTGACCGTTTTTAATCCACTCCATCGTAGTCTCACCTTTTACATCGTCTCTTTTAGCTCCATTCTTTGTGCTAAAATTCATAGCCAAACGGGGTATACCCATTTCAATTCTGTCGTAATCGACATCTGCTAAAGGGTGAACTCCGAAGGGCATTAATACACCGTCTACTTTTAATTCTTTATTCGCTAAATGATTAAAATCCTCATTTACCGCTGATTCTAGAATTGTAATTAGTTTATTAATTGCCTCTTTGCCTGGCCTTATTAACGGACTACCTATGACTTCTTTTATAGCGGCCTGTAAAGCGGGTGTTTCATCTATAAGAACAGTCTCGTCACCGGCGATATCCGACAACATCTTAAAGAATATTCTGGAAGCAGTTGGGTATTTATTTTCTTTTAATAGGGCATTCGATGCTTTTTTATATTCGTAAGTAAAATCTGCATTGTTTTTACTTAACAGACCTTCCAGCTTAGCCCTGGCTTTAAGTTCGAAGTCATTTGCGGATCCCTCAGATTCGGTTTTAGCGTCGACTTCTTCTTCGGCTTTTTTAGCCTTATAAGCCTTCGCCTTTTCTTCGAGAAGTTTTTCGTTCGCTTCTTGGTCTTCCGATTTTGGGGCAGGCTCAATAAGTGGATCTAGCTTTTTTAAACTCTCTTCTTCGAACTTTTCGTCAAACTTACCGCTTGGTGTGGGCTTCCCCTCTTCGGTGCTTTCTTCTTTCTTAGGAGTGTCCTTTAATTCTTCGGGATTCTTACCTATTGCTATTTTTGTTTTAGAAGCTGATTCTCTTCTGGCTTTTGCTTTCTTTACTTTCTCAGCGGCTTCTGGATCGGGCTTAGCTTCGGGCTTAACCTTGTCTTTGCTTTTTTCAGAATCGGCAATTACCTTTTCGGCACCTTTAGTAAGTTTACCTTCTTTGGCGGTTTCTTCTAATTTCTTGGTCTTCTCGGCTTGTACTTCTTTCTTGCTCGGCGGAGCTAAACCCCTTCTTTCTAAAAGATCTTTAGCGTACTCTGTGTTACCTGGATTTAACTCGTTTTTCGCGGCTTGCTCTTCGTATGCTTTACGGGTCATTCCGAGCTCTTCTAACTCGTCATCAGTTACCCTAGCTTTGCTTGCTACCTTAGCCGCATCTTTAGCGGCTCTTGTTGTTGAGCTTTCGGGCTTTTCGGGAGACAGTGCTTCTCGTAAACCGGTGCCACCCTCCTGAGTTTCGGTTGCTTTACCCTGATCAAATTTAGATTGGAAAGAAGGATCTAAAAGATCGACATCGGCGGTTGTTTCGGTAACACCGCCTTTCTCCATAACCTCCTGAGTTTTACCATAGCGAGGGTTTTTATACTCATTAGGAAGAGATTTAAAGTTATCAAAACCTAGCAGTCTGGCATATAAATCCTTAGCCTGTTGAGACCAGTTTTTAATGTTCGCAATATTGACTGTGAAGGTGCTTCTTTGACTGTCTAAGTCTATCGCATCAGGCCCCGATCTGCTGAATTGCTCTTCTCTGTTGTGTGTTAAATCTCTTGGATTAAAACCGAGCGCTTCTAGCATTAACATCCTAGCCTCTACGCCAGCTACATTAGCATCTGCGTTAGGAAAGAATTGTCCTAGAGCCTCATCTTGGCCTTCGAATATAGCTTTAAGGAAATTCTTAGTGGCTACCTTTATTTCTTTTGAAAGTTTGTCACTCGATGCAAGTCCGGATTCCTGCGCAAGAGCTAATCCAAACTGTGTAGTAAACCACTCTGCCCTAATCACATTATCGGGAGTGTTTTGAAATTTGTCTTTTGCCATCTTCAACTCACTAGGGGAGAGTTCAGATAGATCGGTGACTCTTTTACCTAATACATACTGTGCCCATGATAGTAGTTTGTTTTCGGCGGTTTGAACTTCGTCATTACCGGCGTGATGGCTGTTGTATAAATTCTCGACACTTGCGGGATCGGAGAAGAACATATCCTGCATGAAGTGGCCAAGCTCGTGTAGTAAAACTAAGTTAGTTGAAGCTCCGTCTTTTAATGCTTTTGTATTTACATAGACGACACCGTCTTGATAAGCACCCCTGGTCTTTGAATTTCTAAAAGGGGTTCTATCGGAAATAACCAAGCCGAGGTTTCTTTTTTCCATACCATACGCAAAACCAGCAATACGGGATATTAACCAACCACTGGCAGAGTTTGGATCAAAACCTTCTACCTCCTGCAAGGCTTGCATGAAACCTTCGGAAGTATTAAACCGTCTTCTTTCATGTTTCCACCCAGCCCTATCGACTTGTTCTAAACGGCCGTATTCGGTCTCAGTATTACCTTGATTAATTACAGTCTCACTTGCGCCACTAATGTCTTCCATTCCGAAATCGCCGAACAGTCCACGGCTTTTTGCGGATATTGAATTAATACCTAAACCGATACCACCTGGGCCAACCATTTCGATTCCGATTTCAGCCGCTATAGCATCCCAGTCAATCTCTTCACCTGGGTCTAAAGTAAGTAATTGACCAAAGCCCTCACCCATACCCCCGAGAGATCCCTGAACGGCAAGCTCAGCACCTCCGGCGGCTAAATTTCTAAACCAACTTGCATGAGCCGCTCCGTCTAATTCTTGTCTAAAAGCTTTAATACCTTTAGGCAGTTTTTTCATAGCGGACGGTTTTTTAACCAACCTATTCGTCCTACCAGCTATACCGGCGGCTACTAAATCAAAGAATGCAACCGTACCCGATTTAGTCCTAGCTTTCTCTCTGACCTTATCCATTAATGCGGGATTGTTAACTGCCGCGACTAATACATTTGGATTACGCCAATCTACACCCTCTTTATCTAATTCTCCGAGAAATTCCCCGACATACTCCATTACAAATGAAGCAAGTCCCGCGTTTATTCTGGCACCCCATAAAGCACCTGTTGCGGCCCCTCCACCGGCTGTAAGCGGGTTAAACCCAGCAGATCCTATGGCTAAACCGGTACCAGCTCCCACACCTACTGTAGCCCCTAATCTTTCGGCATCAAAGTATGAGCTACCAAAACCTACGATAGTTTCGGTGATAAGCTCGGGTATTGCTTCAAAGTTACTAAATAGGTTTCCGAAGGCTTCAAGCAGTCCTTCGGATTCTGCCATGCCGAATTTTTTAAAAGCGTGAGAACCTTCGAGAGATTCCATTTGCTCCATTATAGAAATTAATTCGGAAGCTTTATCCGTTCCAAATTCCTGCCAGCCGTCCAATGCAAAAGCGAACTCTGAGGCGTCATCCAAAAGACTACCTCTGGTAGCAGAATCTCGGAGATGCCCAAAATAACTCTTAGAGCGACCCCTTTTTAAAAGCTCTTTTGAAAACCCAAGTTGAGTTACGGATTTTACAGCTTCATCATAATTAAGTTGAGCAAGATCGCGTATCTCTTTGGCTTTAGATATACCTTTTGATTCCTTGTTTTTAGCGTAGTTTACTTCGGCTTCTTGTAAGCTAGTAAAAGCCTCACCGAAATTCTCAATAGCTTTAGCTGCAATTACACGATCTTCCCCACCAAGAGCTTCTTGTGCACTAGCTATATCTACACCTTTATATTGATTAAAGCCGTCTTTCTTTAATTTATCTATATGCAACGCCTCTTTCTCTGCCTTACTAAGATAGATTGAGTGGTTAGCTAACCGACCTAAAACGGAATACATTAAACCCCGATCGCGTAACTTTGTCTCCTGGTCAAAAGTTTTTATATCTCTTGCAAGTGCGGCTTTACCTTCTTTCTTTACAGCCGCCAACCTGCGACCTTGGAGCTTTTGATGTTGTTCCTCTTCCCGGTTACCCTTGTGCATAACCAGGTTAGTTCTAGGATCAACCTTGTCCTGGTTTAAAAGCAGACCCATAGGAGAATACTTCGGATCTTCGAATTTAGTGGAATCTAAAAGTTTATTAATTGAATCGGCGGAAAGATTCTTTCCCGGGTTTTCTTCCTTCCACTTATTTGCAGCTTCTCGCATACCAAGGGGCAAACTTGTAAATGCGTCGGTCATCCCTTTCTTTCGAGCTACTGAATTCTCATGAGCTCTAAAAGCATGGTCGTAATCTTTACGCATACGGTCATGCTTTGCTTTTATTAATTCAAACCTTTTCTTACCTTTAAGTTTTTGCTGTGCTCTAAGAAAAGCCGTATCGTCACCAAACCATTTAGTATCACCTTCGGCTACTCTAGCTTCAATATCGGCATAATCACGGCCTATTGCATCAAATGCTTTGTCTACTTGATCGAACTTTGTAGTAGAGAAGTCGGAGCTCTTAAAAGTCTCACCACCTACTACATTAAAATCTTCGGCGTAGCTCTCGTCGAAATACGGGCTAAACTTAGTTGAGTAAAAATCATTTAAAGCCTGCTCTTTTGTTTCGGATATACTTTTGTATCGTTTGACACCGTCACTAAGAGTTTTGAGGTCGTTTTCAAATGTTTGTATATCTTTATAAGCCTGCCTCTGTTGTTGAGGAAGCTCTTGCGGGACAGGATCCTCATAACGCTGAATTTCGCCATGCAAAGGCTGTGGTCGAAGAGGTCTTTGATAATTTTTAAAACCTAAATCGTCCTGTTCTTTCTCGGGTTGGTACTGGTCCTTGCCGAGATCTAGATCATCGAGAGCTCCCATTTAATTTAAATGAACGGGTTTACTATGTTATTAATTCCTAAGCGTCTGGCTTGTTTTTCTCTGGGTAGTTTTTCAAATTCACGCATGGCGTTATCACTTAAGCTACCGCCTGGTCCATACTGAGGAGCTTCGAAACTGGGTCTTGGATTGGACATATCATTATCTAATATCTCCCTTCTTTTTGTTTCCATTCTGGCTGCTGGACTGACCCTACCTTCGGGAAATAAAAAGTCGTCGTGTTGTTTAGTTTGAGCTGGGTCTAAACCTTTTCTCCAATCGTGATAAGCTCTGTCGGCTGCTGCTACATTCCCATATTTCGGGTTTGTATGAAATGTGGGACCTCTACCGCCTGTTCTGTCTAAAATGTCCTGATTAACACCTTCACGAAGAATGTCGTCAGCACCAAATCCGGTTGCTTGCATACGACCTCTCCAGTCCATGTTATCTAAATCTCTCTGACGCTTATAATCGTCGATATCTTGTTGGTTTCCTGTGAGAGGATTGGGGCTGATCTTATTATGAGACATAATTTTACTATTAATAAAATTATCTTTCTCAGCGGGGTGCATGTTTTTCCATTGATTTTGCATCAATGTAAAGTCATTACGAGCCTTCACCATACCGGGAGAATTTGGCCCACTAATATCTATTCCCATTCTTCCGTAGTGATCTCGGATAGAGTTAAAAAGCAACTCGGTCTGAGTTATAGGTCTTGCCCTACCTTCGGGAGTTGAATGTGATCTTGGTGAAGACGCAACTGCTGGCTTTTCCATTGATGGAGCCGGAGCCGGAGCCGGAGCCGGAGCCGGAGCGGGCTGTTTTGGTTCAAAAGGGTCTGCTGGTGGTACATCCACTATCTTGTCGGAATAGTCGGGGATATTAGGATCATTAAGCGGACCCGTATTTACTAATTTATCCGAATAATCTTTAATACTTGGGTCGTCTAACGGACTCGCGTATACTAACTTATCCGAATAATCTTTAATACTCGGGTCACCGAATTGAGCGGGAATTATTTTACTTGTATAATCCGGGATAGTGTCATCATCAAGTAGGGTGGACGGGCTATTTACTATTCTGTCTGAGTAATCTTTAATACTCGGGTCACCAAATTGAGCGGGAATTATTTTACTTGTATAATCCGGGATAGTGTCATCATCAAGTAAAGTAGATGGCATTACTTTATCTGAGTAATCTTTAATACTTGAATCATTAAAAGGAAAAACATCTACTATTTTGTTTGAGTAATCGGAACTAACTGGAAGACCTTTTTTACCAGGGTTAGGATTTTCTTTGGGTCTCATAGGAACCTGTACTCCCGGATCCTCCGTATCCAATAAACCGGCGTCCGACGCCCTTTGAGCTGCTGAAAAAGCGTCATTTCCTAAATCTACACCATCCGTGGATTTCGGCATACCTAGTATACCTTTTACTGCATCTAAATCTTGATTTGTTACTTCCTGATCTCCGGGCATTGGTGGTCGAATTGCTCTGCCCTCAAACTCTTTGAGTATGTCTTCGGGAGATTTGCCGTTTTTTAAATAAAGATCAATCAAGCCTTTAAACCTATTTTCATCAAAAACCATGTCTTCGGGAAGTTTTCCGGGTGCAGCCGCCATAGCGGCACCTCTTTCACCGACGGGGCCAGCGACACCTATGTCGTCTAAACCTATTGGTCTTTTATAATCTTTTGGTGGTGTATAGCCTGCGGTTTGAACTACATCTCCCCCTTCTTTTGCTAAGTCATCTAAATACTTTTTAACCTGAGCATCTTTTTGATCTTTAATCTGCTGTTGCTCTGGGTTGAGTCTGCCACTCATAGCATAACCCTCATTCGTTAAATCGATCGGGGCTTTAGGTAATGCTTCTCGCATTCTAGCTTCGGGTGTGTCTTCTAAAAGCCCTTTTTTGATTAAATTATCCTGGCGTCTTTTGTTTTCATTATTTACGGAACGGACACCACTTGCCCGGTAAGATTGCCGTGCGGCTGCTTTTTCGGCATCCCCTAATGCGGCATAGGCTCCGTAGCCCATATTTTCATCGTATTTACCTGCTATAATTTTCTCTCTTCGATTAAACTCCGACTCATCTTCTAAGGCTTGCTCACGCATTCTTTTAGCCCGATAATCAAGGTCCGAGTTATGCTTGAGAGCGGGTAAATTTGGCATTTTAGATCCCGAACCGCCTTTTCTAGGTATTACGAGATCTGCTCTTCTGCCTCGTACTGCTCCCTCTATTATTTCTTGATTTGTCTGTGGTCGGTTTTTCTCGTCTCTAAAAGCGGCAGGTTTAGCGTTAGCCTCTTTCATGTTCTCATTCTTGGCTATTTCCGCAGCTTCAAAAGGATCGTTTGGATCTAATACTTTTTCCTCACCGGCGGGCTCGTTAACTTCAGGCTCATCAATGTCTTTTGCCTTGGGAGCTTCTTCGGCTTTAAGATTTTCGTGTTGTTTGGCAGCTTCGTCGACGGGTTGGTCTTCGTCTAGAATATCCATAAAGTTAGCCATACCATCCTTTTGAGCGGCTCTTTTTTCTTTAAGAGAGGCATCCTTTTGGATTGCGTCAAATTCGGCTTCTTCTTCGGGTGTTAATGTCCCATTTACAAATTTTTCAAACAACTCTTCTTGTCTTTTTAAAATATCTTTTGCCATTGGATTACCTTAATTTTAATTATTTACTACCTCAACCGCTTGTAATTATGTTTAATAGATCCTAAAGGAACCCTCATAAAACCATCGGGACACATCAAACTTGGGTTTTTACGAAGCATCCGGTTTGTGATCTGTTTCTTCTTCGGGCCTTTGAATGTGGAAGCGGACTCCATGTTATATAAGCAAAGTGCGGCGGCTAATACATGATCGTCGTGGTGACCAGGAGCGGCTTCGGGTTTACCTTTATCGTTAATAACGAATACCTTCATCTCCTGGAGTATCCCTTTATCGGGAATATCAAAATTCCTATCCATCAATTCCGATGCCATATGGTCAATTACCGTCTTTCGGGTGATTTTATCAGTCTGCCAACCGTAGAACTTTTCAACCATACCGGTGGAGTTGTTTACTTTTCGCCTTTGGTAAACATGCACACCCGCCTCAAGCAGATATTTAATTATAGCAAGACCGCTGTTGTTGACTTCGGGTACAACAAAAGCACCTCCGTACCATTGGGCTGCCGCCTGGATCTCTTCGGCTAATACTCCGATATCCACACGGGAGTGATGTACAGCTACCATACGGGCTACATGCCAATCACCGTGCCAATCCTCATAAGGAGCTTTCCAAACCTGAACGGAATGGTAGTCGGGATCGGCTGCAAGACCCTGCATTTGCTGATCCTCACCAGTGCAAGTGTCCACTCCTATTATGTACTTAGAGTCGGTCTCAGGCTCATCGTAAATATTCCACCCACCTACTCTATCTAAATTGAATGAAACTGACCCGTTATCTTGTAGGGACAGATTTCCTGTTCTGAAATGCTGTTTCTCCGCCGCATCAGCCATTTCCTTTAATACTTCCATTTGAAAGCGAGGTCGGGATGACATTAAGAAACATTCTTCGGGATCGGACGGGTACTCCTGTCGGAACTTAGAAACATCACCATTACATTTGTCCTGAAGAGTTCTCCTTCTCCAATGCATCTGCTCCCAATTTACATCGAAACGCTCGACTTCGGACTTTTCATCATCGGTCATGGTATCCTTGAAATCCTGAAGCTCTTCTTCGGATTTGAAAGGAATTTCGGAATCTTCGAACTCCCACCATGCGGCGAATATCTTCGCCCATTCATTGTCTTGAATCCATGTATTGTAAAACCAACCAGCTGGGCCATTTGGTGTAGAGTCGGCAACAACCAAAGATACATTGTCACCGTCGTACAAAGATTGTAGATAACCAAGAGCTGGGTCTTTTTGGCCAGTATTCGGCCAGAAAGCAACCTCGGTCATGTTACCTACCTGAATCGTTCCACTTCGACCTGCGTTTTTCGATCCGGCGGTTTCTTTTCCGTAGACGCTTTTGCTGATCAGCTTGATCGCGTCTGCGAGACTTCCACCGTCCTCGAGGTTTGTTCCTGTATCGTTCCAGGGGAACTCGTCGTTTTCCGCATATCTCCGGTAAATCTCGAAAACCTTGTCCGAGGTTCCCGCTATATCCCCCATCAGTGAGCCCGCTAAATTCTCGTGCTTCCTCATGTGGTGGTATGTCAGAGCTTGAGCGCATGTGCTCGCCCCCTTCTGACGAGGCTTTAATATGATCATTTTGCATGGTTTTTGCTCTAATTGACACTTTCTATAATGAGCAAACATACGCTTTTGAAGCGTGTTCGCTTTAGGTTTAATATCCTTACCCCTTTTGTCCTTAATAACCGCAAATGTAGAAAACCACACCTCTGGATCTATGCGAATTAAGTCCTGAATTTGGTGCTCTTTTTCGGTCATCAACACTTCCAGCGACGGCGAGCGGCTTTGCCTCTTTCACCATTCCAACTCTTAGATCTTGCGCAAAATGCTTTACGGCGTTTGGCCGCTTTACTTCCCTTTTTGACTTTACCTGTAACCGCAGTTTTTAGCTTGGAACCGGGATTAGCTTTACGATACGCCGCTACCCCTTTTTTTGTCATACCAGCACCAGCTTTTGCGGTGCGGTAATTCGCTCCTTTACCCTTAGTGGTCTTAGGTATGCGCTTACTGGGCTTTCTTTTACTTGCTGCCATAACCTTTTTTCTTTTTGGTTTTCTTCTTTCGCTTTGTTCCGCAATGAGTCATCGTTTACTCCTCCCTTTTGATTTGTTAGGTACGCAGTTAGGGACTTTTCTACCGCCCTTACTTTTCATACCGATTGCTTTATACCCCTTCCAACAAGGGTCTTTTTTACTAGATTTTCTCTTTTTTGCGGGCATCTACTTATTCTTCCATGTCGCTCAGATCGATGTCTGATTCGAATTCTACGGTGGTGTCGCAAAAGCGTTCCACTACTTCTATTGCAATTTGAGACATATCAAGCTCGTCGAGGTCGGATTCCTCCCACCAGCGAACGAAAACATTAGATAATTCATGCTCAAACTGCTCTTCGGGTGTTTTTATTTCTTTAGTCATCGTTGTGCTATTGTGGGTTTTTGAAACAGCTTGGAGGGTAAAAGTGGTTTACCGGTTACATGACCGGGGTTTTTGTGCATTTGACTTGTGTGTTGGTACATCTCGCCTGGACTCATAGGAGTGCCGTCGGGTTTTAAAGCGGTCCATTTTCCGTTGATTATTTTGTAATCTACGCCACCCATACTAAATGAACCTTGGGGTTGAGGTTGAGCTTGGGGCTCTACATCGTAAACGGGAGTTTCTGGCCCGTCTTCGAATTCTAATGGTGGGACATAATTATCCTCAAACTCCAACCCGCCTTCAAAAGCCAGCATTTGGGGTGCTAAGCCGAATTCGTCTAGTTCGATGGGTTTTCCGTGAAAAGGTTCGGGCATCTCGCTATCCGGCCTTAGCTGAACAGTTTGAGGTTGGTAGGGCTGTGGATGGGCGTGTTTATCCATAAAATCGCCCCTCTTTCCGGCCTCTTCCAACACATCAAAATAATTTTTAAGGCTATTCGCGTCCATTTTCGATCTCTATTGGGGCTTCTTTCACTGCTTCAGAGTAAACATCGATAATTTCGGCCAAATCTTGACCGGATTCCTTCAATCTGAGCATGACTTCGGCCGGTGTTACGGTGGTCGTTGTCTCTTTGGTCATTGTAATGTCGTGTCTGGTGGCTGGTTTCCCGAATCCGTACTCCAATGTGAGTCGGGCAGCTGCTAATCTTGTACTATGGTCGGCAACTTCCTCATATTCTACCCCTCTTTCACCGCCTTCGCGGTTCCGACGGACGGTATGGGTGGCTTTCATGCCAGTTCTTAGAACATTAGCTGCACTTGCGAAGTCATCCTCCTCCATAAAACGGTGGATATCTTCTTGCATATATTTTCTGCTAGGTTTTTTTGCCATATGGGTTCCCTAATTACATTTAATTTCGTTTTAGGGTACCCCATCCCCATAGGGGGGTCTATCGGTTGTATATCATCCAAAATCTGAGCTGGTAATCAAAAGCCTAAAGGATACCTACTACCTTATACTATATATACTCAATATCGAGGCTGATGATAGTGTTGGTACCTCGGGGGATAGGGGTGGTGTCTTGGGTCAGATCAGGACTGATGAGGGTCAAGTCAAGGTCAACACTGATGTCAATGTCAATGTTGTGCTTGAGCATCAACGACTTGCGTCATGTTGGTGTGCGGACTCATAGTCTGCATGTGGCTCGAGTCGTCGCTTACCCCCTATAACCCCAAGACCTATTCAAAAAGGCTTTTGCTTAGTGGGGAGGTTTTTAGGCTGTTAAGATCGCAGAGCTTAAGAGACTAAAATAACGGATAAAGATCCCGTCGGTATCAAACTTTTACAAGTTTGTTGAAGACGCTAACAATTGCGAAGCAACTCGATTAAATACCACACAAAAAAACCTCACCTCCATACATGAT